CCAAGAGGCTAATAACTGGTCTCATGTCTGTCGCGCCAGCGTGGGCTCCGGGGCTTCCCGTGGCATGTGAAGCTAAAGCGGGAGCGACCTATGCAGATGCTTAATACCCCATACGTGCACCCCAACGCCGCATATCTAAAACATCAGGCAGAACTGAAGCGCAAGCAAAAGCTGTTTGCCGCCGACTACGAGACTGAGAAAACCGCATCTGATTTGGTGCGGCGTTTTCTTGACGGACAGGAATGGGAGTATCAGGAACAAGTAAACACCGGGGCGGGGAACCGGATTGACTTTGTTGTTGATACCTTAGACTTAATTTCTGGAAAACAGATCAAGTTCGGGATTGAGTGCAAGCGACGTATGTCTATGCACTACGAGGGGGATATGGCGGCTACGGTGTTGGCAGACTATCTTGAGCAGGCCGCAGGGTACTCTCGGTCGCTGAACCTGCCCGTATTTTTGGGGCCAATTCAGTCAAACGTCTCGCCCAGCAGTGCCTACATCGGTGGGTCAAAAATATCTTCCCTGAGCGCCTTGAACATCTTTGGAGGTCGATTTAACGTCGGGACAATGATAGTGGGGAACCGGGGCTACACCCAAGACTACATCTTCTTCATATTGCGTGGCGACACGTTCTGGGACCGGGACCGGGGATTCAACCCAAAACGGCTCAATATGGTAACCTCCACGGGGTCAAAGAAACAACGTACCAGTCTATGAATCCCCAAGAAATCAAGTGGTCTTATTCCAGTCTCAAGGACTTCCAGAATTGCCCCCGGCAGTACAACGAAGTCAAGGTTCTGAAGCGGTTCCAGAAGAAAACAACACCCCAGATGCTGTACGGCACTGAGGTGCACAGTGCGCTGGAAAACTATGTCAAGGATGGCACGCCGCTACTGAAGAACTACGAGCGTTACAAGGCTATGCTTGACCCGTTGCGGGACATGGATGGGGACAAGTACCCCGAGCATCGCATGGCGCTCGACTTCGACCGCAAACCGACCACTTGGACTGATTATTGGGTGCGTGGGATCGCGGATTTGGTTGTCATCGACGGAGACACCGGATTCGTGGTGGACTACAAGACAGGAAGCGACCGCTATCCTGACATGAAACAGTTGCAGTTGATGGCACTCATGGTGTTTGCGCACTTCCCAGAGGTGGAGTACATCAAGGCTGGTCTGTTATTTGTTGCCCACAACAACTTCATCACGGGGGACTTCAAGCGGGAAAACATCGACAAGATGTGGGCCGACTTCATCCCCCACCTAGAACGCTTGCGCTTGTGTCATGTCAACGACAAGTGGCAAGCCAACCCAACCCCACTGTGCGGGTGGTGCCCAGTCACCTCCTGTGAGTTTTATAGAGGAAAACTATGAGCCAAGAGACCCTAATTGATTACGCCCATCCCATGATGATGTGTGAGAAGGCGATGAAGAAAGCGCATGACTATCTGCTGGAAGGCGACTACGTGCTAGCGATGGACCAATTGACACTTGCCATGGTCGAGGCAAAAATAGCGCTTAACTCTGTCCGACACATGCTGGAGCAACAAGATGCCCTACGTCAACAAACCCAGACCGTATAAAAAAGAATATCAGCAACAGCTTGCTCGTGGTGAGCATGAGCGTCGCATGGAGCGTCAGCGCGGTCGTCGTGCTATCGATAAGACTGGCAGAGATGCAGACCATGATGGCAAGGCTGATCGACGCGAAGGCAAGGACGTAGCACACGTTCGTGCGCTCGACAAAGGCGGCTCCAACAAGGACGGACTGCGCATTGAAAGCGCGGCAAAGAATCGTTCGTTCCGACGCGACTCTAAGGGTAATCTCGTATCCGAAGTCAGCAAAAAAGAACGAAAGAAAACTTGACAAAAGCGAAAACGTCGCTATCATTGTGTTGGCAGTAAGGTGTGAGTGGGCCAGACGCTAGGCGTCAAACAGGGTTTTTATCTGGTTCCCTAAACCGCATCAGTCAGTTGGCAGGGTTGCTTTCTCCTAGACTTTGTTCTTTGCAGGACTGACGGACACCCCGGAAAGACGGGGACAAACAAACAAACAGTCAAGAGGTAGTATGAATATAGTTGAAGACATTGCAGTGCAATTCCATTGCTCACATGATGTGGCGCAGACAATCAAGGCGTCCATCGACAAGAGCGAGGTGCTTGGAGCGCAAGGCTCGCACTCGGAAATGATGGTGTACTGGGGCGTTGATGAAATGCAATCGCTCACCGTACTGCTCGAAGACAGCAAACTTCCGTCACCCATCGAGAAGCATTACAACTGGCCTGGAATGTTCCAGCCGTTCGAGCATCAGCGCGACACATCACGTTTCCTAACCCTGCACAAACGTGCGTTCTGTTTTAACGAAGCTGGTACAGGCAAGACATCTGCCGCTATCTGGGCCGCAGACTATCTGATGCGTGAAGGCAAGATTAAGCGAGTGTTGGTGATCTGTCCGTTGTCAATCATGAAGTCAGCATGGCAAGGCGATCTGTTCAAAACAGCAATGCACCGCACCTGCGGTATTGCTCATGGTAGCAAACGCCGCAAAGTCATCGAAGGCGAGTATCAGTTTGTCATCATCAACTATGACGGTGTATCGTCTGAGCGCGAAGCAATTGCCAACGCTGGATTTGATCTGATCATCGTTGACGAAGCCAACGCATACAAGAACACGAGTACTGTGCGCTGGAAGACTCTAGCAAGCATCATTCAACCGAGCACCTATCTGTGGATGATGACGGGTACACCCGCGTCGCAGTCACCTGAAGATGCGTTCGGGCTTGCTCGGCTGATAAATCCGTCACGTGTGCCCAAGTACAAGACAGCGTGGAAAGATACTGTCATGACGCAGGTTTCCCGTTTTCGTTGGGTTCCCAAACCTTACGCCAAGTCGCTAGTGTTCAACGCATTGCAACCCGCAATCCGCTACGAGAAGTCGCAGTGTCTTGACTTACCAGAGGTGACGTATCAGTCACGCGAAGTGCCGCTGACTGCACAGGCAACGGGCTACTACAAGGAATTGGTCAAGCAAATGCAGATCATGGCAGTAGGGGAAACCATTAGTACCGTCAATGCCGCCGCCGCGCTGACCAAACTGCTCCAGCTATCGGGTGGGGCGGTGTACACCGACGGAGGCAATGTGGTCGAGTTCGATGTATCGCCACGGTTGAACGTGTTGCACGAAGTGTTGGAAGAGTCTTCCCACAAAGTCATCGTCTTTGTGCCGTACACCCACACGCTTAGCTTGATCAAGAACTTCCTGAACAAGAGCAACATCTCCAGCGAGATCATTGCAGGAAGCGTATCAGCCAATGAACGTGCGGCAATTTTTAATCGTTTCCAAACGCAGGATGACCCAAAGGTATTACTCATTCAACCGCAAGCCGCATCGCATGGTGTGACATTGACTGCCGCTGACACGGTGGTGTTCTGGTCACCCGTCATGTCTGTAGAGACTTACTTACAGTGTATTGCGCGGATTGACCGCGTGGGACAGAAGAACAGTATGACTGTAATCCACCTCCAAGGGTCCGAGGTGGAGCGCCGTATGTATCGCATGTTGCAAAACAAGGTCGATATGCACGAACAGTTGGTGGACCTGTATCGTCAGGAAATCGAAGGAGAAAGCAATGAACAATGCTGATCAGTTAGTGGAAACCTATTTAACAATTCGTCGGAAACGTGAGACACTCAAGGCCGATTTTGATTCAGCCGACAGAGAGTTGAAGGAAGACTTGGAGAAAATTGAAGCCGCACTTTTAGACATCTGCAACACAACGAACACGAGTGGTCTCAAGACTGCTCACGGTACTGTATCGCGTCAAGTCAAGGACCGGTACACTTGTTCTGATTGGGACAACTTCAAGAAGTTTGTCGAGACCGAGGGAAGCATTGATCTTCTTGAACGTCGAATCCATCAGACCAACTTCAAGCAATTCATGACCGACAGGGCTGGTGAAGGTTTGCCCCCCGGTGTGAATGTCATGCGGGAATACGCGATCACCGTGTACAAGCCCCGCGCATCTAGTAATCTTTCAGTTGAGGTTTAATATGAGCAACGAACTCGCAGTCATTTCCGGTATCGAACTTGGTTTGGATGAAGATACCCTTGCCGTAGCTGGCAACGCCGTAAAAGGCAACAAGCGTATCTCTATCGAAGGTCGCGTCTTCCGCAAAATTGTGGCTGGCAAAGAGCAGAGCGTTAACACCGACAATTCCATGCAAGTGGTGTTTGTCAAGATGGCGCATGACCCCGCACGTACGTTCTATAACAGCACGTACAAGAAGGGCGTGAAGATTTCTCCCGCTTGCTGGTCTAGCGACTCCAAGGGACCGGACGCTGATGTGCCCAACCCCCCGGCAACTTCCTGCCAAGAGTGCCCGAACTCCGTCAAGGGTTCTGGTCAAGGCGGTCAGGGTTCCGCATGTCGCCTGTCTTGGCGCACCGCAGTTGTACTACCGAACGACCCGGATGGGGACGTCTATCAGTTGGTGCTTCCCGCTACTAGCGCATTCGGCAAGGAAGAAAACGGTCGCTGGCCCTTCCGCCCCTACATCCAGATGCTTGCTAATAACAACATCAGTGCTGGACGCGTTGTGACCAAGATGGAGTTTGACATCAACTCTCCTGTGCCCCGTCTGTTGTTCTCTCCGAGCGCGGCGGTTCCCCCGGAGATGAAGGATGCTATCTCTCGCCAGACCAAATCTCCGGCAGCCGAGAACGCAATCAAGCTGACCGTCTATAAGTCTGACTCTCAGGGCGAAGAGGCTGAAGCCCCGGCTCAACCTGAACCCGTTAAGCGTGAGACTGCCAAGCCCACTGTGGAAGCGGCAGAGAACGCCAGCGAAGTCATCAAAAAGTGGACTAAGAAATAATGGCACGAACGTATAGCGCCGCCTTGCAAGAGGCAGTCGATTACCGTGGCCCCTACAACCTAGGGCGTGAACTTGGCAAGGTCTGCATCAAGGGCAACATCCCTGCGACATACGTGGCGCAGATGCTTGATACAACTAGGCCAACAATTCACGCTTGGTTCAGAGGCGGCGTTATACGTGACGGTAAAAAACACATGATAGAAGTACTGATCGACCTGATGGAGAAAGACCTGAAGGCCGGGGTACTTCCTGCAACTTCATTGAGCGCCGCCCGCACCTATTGCGAGGAGATGGTTGGTCGCCCAATGAAGCGTGCTGGCACCAAGCCAGACTAATTTTGTGGTTGGCGGGGGCGTTGCTCCCGCCATTATTGTCTCTGCGATCATGAACAAACAATTTTTCCAGAAAGTATTACCGACGCAGGGCAACATTTGTGTGGTGGGCATCAAGGACGGGACTGTGCGCCCGAAGTTTGCCGACGACATTGATGATGCAATCCAACAGATGCAAGGTTTCGTTCAGGGGGACTGGAACGCGTACTTTGCACTGGGCACCTTTGAAGGGATGTCTCGCAAGGCCGACGCTTGTATCTTCATGCGTTCGTTCTTTGTTGACATTGATTGTGGCCCCAAGAAACCGTACGAGCATTGGGACGAAGGTCTCACATCGCTCCTGAACTTCGTAGCTGAGAAAGAACTTCCAGACCCCATCATCGTCAACTCGGGCCACGGCATCCATGCGTACTGGCCCTTCACGGAAGACGTTGAGACTGATCGTTGGAAGCCTTACGCCGAAGCATTCAAGAAGCTGTGCCTTGATTCAGGTCTGCGGATTGACGAGTCAGTAACAGCAGATGCCGCCCGAGTACTGCGCGTGCCGGGAAGCAACAACGTCAAAGACCCAGCCAACCCGTTGCCTGTGCAAATTATTAGGGACGGAGAAGCGCATAGCTTCGATGATCTTATCGCTTGCTTCGGGCCTGTTGAACTGCCGTTCGACATCAGCAAGGTCGAGAAGGGGCTGGATGACGACACGAAGGCTATCCTAGAAAAACGTAGGGGTAACTTTGAGTACATCTTCCACAACATCGCAGTCTCAAGCCTGGAGGGAAACGGCTGTGCACAAATTAAATTCATCATCGAGAACCCCGCTAGTTGTCCAGAGCCGCTGTGGTACGCTGGAATATCTGTCGCCGTTAGGTGTTCTGATGGCGCTGAGTCCATACATCTCATGTCAGAGGGACACCCCGAATACGACAGAGATGCCACTGAACGAAAAGCCCAACAGTCACTCAGCGAAGCAAACTGGGCGCACGGATGTGACGCTTTCGCCAAAGAAGATGCCGCACGATGCAGTGGCTGTCCCTTCCGAGGCAAAATCACTGGGCCTATCGAGCTTGGAAAGTCTCTCCGAGTTGCATCCGTCCCCGCTCCCGAACCCGTTGAAGAGCCTACTGGAAGCGCCGAAACCAAAGATGAAGCGCAATCAGTTCGGGCCGACACGGATACCAAAAAACTTGTCGTCTTCCCAGACTACCTCCAGCCCTACAGTCGAGGCATTAATGGAGGTATCTACTACACACCTCCTCCCAGACGAGACAAAAAAGGCACGATCATCCAAGACCCGCCTGAAATGATCACACCGAACGACGTGTATCCGACTCAGCGCGTGTATAGCCCTCACGATGGCGAATGCTTGGTGATGGTGCTTTACCTGCCGCTCGACGCCACACGAGAGTTCCTGCTTCCCCTGAAAGATGTTGCATCCTTGGAGCGCCTGAAGACTGTACTGGCAACCAACGGCGTGACGTTTGAATTGGGATTTGCACCGAAGCTGTCCAGCTATCTGATGAAGTGGGCGGCATATTTAGTAGAAACACAGAAGGCAGACATCATGAGAGTTCAACAAGGCTGGACAGAAGACTACAAGTCATTCGTTTTAGGCTCAACCGAGTACTTTGCTAACGGGACTACGGCGCACTGTCCACCGTCCCCAATGGCTAAGAACGTCATCCGCAACATTAAACAAGGCGGCACATTGGATGGCTGGAAGAAAGCCGCGCAAATGTTCAACGACCCCGGCTACGAGTGGCATGCCTTCACGATGCTATGCGGATTTGCGTCGCCCCTGATCGAATTCACCAACGTCAACGGCGTCATCCTATCCCTGCATGGCAAGTCAGGCTTTGGTAAGACCGGGGCGCTGTATGGTGGGTTGAGCATCTGGGGTCACCCAGAAAATTTGGCGGTGTTTGAGGCAACGCAAAACGCCCTGATGCAACGGATGATTACTTCCAAGAACATCCTGTTTGGTCTGGACGAGCAGTCCAATACAGATGGCAAGGTGGTATCCCATATCGCCTACAACGTGTCATCCGGTCAGTCCAAGCTGAGGATGCAGTCTTCTACCAACCAAGAGCGCGAGGCGTCATACGTTACCAAGCTGATAGCGGTGACCACAACCAACACAAGTCTGCGCGACTTGATGGCGACCTACAAAGATAATACCAACGCAGAAGAGATGCGGATTCTGGAGCCACGGATTACACGACCCAGTGTGCCCGGGTACGAGTTGACGTCACAGCGCGGTCTACAGATGTTCGACGCCTTGAAGACTCACCACGGTCACGCTGGGCCAATGTACATCAAGGAGTTGTTTCGCATTGGGACGACTGAAATCAAGCGCAGACTGGGCGCGATGTACTTGGAAGTGGGGTTCCAGCATACCTCCAACGCCGAGTACCGTTTCCTGATTAACTTGCTTGCCACAGTTCGTGTAGCTGACCAGGTGGTTAAGTCCTTGAATTTGGTGCATTTCGACATTGAGCGCATCATGGACGTCGTGGGCCGTGAGTTGGACCGCGTTATCAAGGGCGTGGTGGCAGACGAAGACCGCTATGAGGAAGTGCTGGGTGACTTCATCAACAAGAACATCCAGAGCTGTCTGGTGGTCCGGGATGGCAAGGTCACAACCGAGCCGCGCCAAGCGTTGTACGTCCGCGCCGAGGTGGATGAGGGTACTATTTGGGTGTCTACGTCAGCCCTGAAAGCCTACTTCAAGGACGTGCGAATTGGGCTACGCGACTTTGAGAACGCGATAGAGAAGCGCGGCATCCTCAGAAGCAAGGGGCGCAAGCAGATGGCGGCTGGCTGGAAGGATGCTTTTGGCACGACCAACGTCCAAGCCTATGAGATCAAGTTCGACGTGAGCCACCTTTTTGCAGATGAAACCGCTGAAACCCGACTCGCCGCCTGACGAGCCAGAGTGGATTTTTCCGTATACAGGGATGAGCATAGGGGATAGCTTCTTTATCCCGACTATGCGCCCTGCGTACATGGTCTACATGATTGACGTCACATCCAAGAAAGCTGGAGTGAAAGTGAAAGCCTACCCCACTACCAAGGACGGTGTCCTTGGTGTACGGGCATGGCGCGTGGCTTAGGGCTTGACGCCGTAGGCTTTGAATTCTTCGATCAAGAAGCGTTTTTCCAAGTTCTGTAGACGGATGATGTTCTTGAGCATCGCTTCTTTAGTCTTCGGAGAGATTTGCATCGCTCGGATTTCGTTGGCTTCGGTACGCAACTCTTTCAAGTCACGGTTGACACCCTTGTTGTAGACATCAACAAGATGCTCAGCCATCGGGTTAGCCGCCATGTACTTGGCTTCCATGAGCGGGTTATCCTTGAACATCTTGAGCTTTTGCTCCATGCCTTGAATTTGTTTTTCCACAGATGAAAACTCGCGTGCGTCAAAGTTGGACGGAGCGCCGAAGAAGCTGTCAAACAGCAACGTGTCATGGCGGGGGTCAAATTCTTTCTCACCTGCGGCAAGCATAGCCCAATTGCCAAACGTCTGAACCAAACGTGCCCCGCCATCGGCGTAGTTGCTGGCAAAGAAATACAGTGTGTTAGGACTAACGTCCACAGCACCGTTGGTTGCTTCAACCATCGTACGTGCCGCCCACTTCCAGATGTGAGGAATGCTATCCCCGCCGGTATAGGCGTCACCCATGCGAGTGTTGCGGTTGTTATAGATTTCACGGCCCAGAGCGTCGATGTTCATCTGCCACTCGAAGAACGGACGCAGGATAGACGGCGTAGCAGAGTCCATCAGCCACGCGGCTGGCTGCTCAAACTTATTAATCCGCGACTGAGGCAACGGCATGAAGGAGTCCATACCAACTTCAAGAATGTTGTTGAATACATCCTTGACCGATGCGTTGCCCGATGCAAGAGCCGCCATCTGCGCTCCGCTGGAAGCAAACGCGCCAAGGCCGAAGCCCCAAGGGATTTGGATTGGCTTTTCACGCCCGGGAATATAGAACCGAGCGTAGCGAGTCCAGCGGTTGATGTCGTCCGTTGCCACACGGTCGCGCCCCATATCGTCATCGTCCGACAGAGCCATAGCCATCATGTACACCAACGCACCCATGCCGCTCAGCGCAAGGGTCATGTATGTGGCAGCTTTTTTCTGTTTCTCAAAGTTGCGACGGAACTCTTCAACAGCCTTCTTGTCTTTAGCGGCTTCAGGGTTGTTGGCCTCAAATTCTTTAACGGCTTGATCCGTATCACGGAACATGGGGCCAATGGTTTCGATTGCCCGCACTGCACCCGTGGCGGCGGGTCGGAAGAACATGAACACTGCGCCAGCGGCTTTGCCGTACTTGCCCACCTGTTCAAAGTTAGCCAGACCCTTGACGTAGCCAGCAGCTTTGGTAGCGGCTTCTTCTTCGCTTAGCTTTCTGCCACCCTGCATATAACTTTGCTTGGTGATACTGTAGGCCGCTGTACGACTAGCCAATTCAAACATATCGGTGTAGACGTCAAACACCTTATTGATAGCCGCTCCAGCTTTCTTGACGTCACTGCTGTTGATGTCTTTCTGGAGAGAATCAAACGTGCCTTGAGATGACAGACCTTGCAGATAAGACACCATGCCGCCCTGCTGGATGTACTCGTACATCTCTCGATACTTCAGCTCTTTATTGCTCAGTTGTGCGCGGGGTTTGTTTCCTCCTGCCAAACGCTTGATCTCAGCAATGTTGCCTGTGTTGTACAAACGCGCTATTGTGAAGGCCCGCCCAAGACCACCGTTGACAACACTTGCGGTCACTGCGCCAATATATCGTGCGGCGTCAGCCACGCTCATTTCCGTACCGATTGTGAACGCGTTGGTCAACATATCGCGGAAATAGTTCATCGGAGCAAAAGCAAAGTTGTACCGAGTGTGAACTTGTCCGATCTTGCTGGTGAAGCCGTTAAGCATATCAATCATCGGATTGGACTGCTGGTACGTGCGACGGATAGCTTCCAGTTGCGAACGATCTTGAATATACAGAACATCCACACTACCGTCTTCGTTGTAATGGAAGATCGTGGCGCGTTTCTTTTCTTCGTCAATGCCAGCGTTGTAGCGATCCTTGAACGGAATAGTTTTGACCGGCGCACCACGTAGAAGTTTTTGGTCCAAAGCATTTTTGATTGCAAGCGTCAGGTCAGCCCGCCCAGCGCGCATTGCGGCACGCGTAGCGTCAGTCATTGTCTGGACGATGGAGTTGTCAGATTCACTAACACGACCTTCAAACGAATGCGGCGCGTCTTGCAGTTCTTTGCCTAGGCGTTCGCTATCAAAGTCCAACAGATAGTCCAGCTTGCCAGTCGCGGCTTCCGCTTTACCCTTGAACGGCACGTAGTGATTCCATCCGTAGAAGTTCACCAATGATTCGACCGGCTTAGACCAATAGTTGGCATCGCGGTTCATTTCAGCCGTGACGGTTTGCAGTTTCTGCATTGCATCAAAAACGGGCTTGAGCAACTTTTCGTTCTTCTTGTACCGATCTTGGATAGCTTTGATCGACGCGGGGGAGTACGTACCAATCACGTTGTAGTTTGCGCTAAATTCATCGATGGACTTTTCACCGCTAGGACTAGAACCAGCGGGGTCTTTGTACTTATCCACCAGCGAACGCATAACTTTTTTCAGTTGCGCGGCTTCTTGTTTGTTAGCAGTGCCGTTTAAGATGAACTCATCTAGGATGTACTGCCGCACATCGGCGGGAGTCATTGCCTTGCCGTCAAACTTGATCTTGACTTTATCGTTCAATGGCACGTTCAACAGGAACTTAGCTTCGCGGCGCTCAGGCTCGTGCAACCCAATAGCGTATACCTGCAAATGGCTCAGCGCGTCCTCTACAGACAGGTTCATACCCTCAGCAAATTTGCCGATAGCGCTGCGCAGTTCAGCTGCGGGAGTTTCCACCTTGGTCAGATAGATGTCTTTGGCACGCGCCGCAGACAAAGCAATCTGGGTGTAGATGTTGTTCATCTTGTCTTTGCCAGCATAGAAAATCTTGCCAGCACGCTCAAGTGAGTCTTCCCAGAACTTGATCGCATAGCGGTCGTTTTGCCATGCCGTAGCCAACTGCCGACGCCCAGCCGAAGTTGTGAACAGTTTGCGTACCGCACCGATGCCGGGCTTCTTGGGCAGGCGCTCTTTTTGTTTTTCCACCGCTTGGTCAAACGACACATCCTCTTGCTTTTTCTCAGCTTGCTTGGTCTGCGGCGCGGTCATAGCGAGAAGAGGGCTTCTATCAATGTCGGCACGGTCGAGTCCGGCAAGCTCAGGCATACCTTCAGGATTTGGGACAGCCAGAATACCTTCAAACGCAGCAGCTGCTTCCAACAGGAAGTTACCACGGTATCCCGGCTCGCTTAGAGTCAGGACTTCAAGGTTCTTGATGCCGTGTTCAGGCAGATCAATAAGCTCTTTCTGGAACTTTTTGTCGTCTTTTCTTTTTTCTTTTTTGGTTTGTTGTTTTTCTGTTTCAATGTCGGCAAGCTCGGTTTCCGCTTCAATGTCATTGAACAGCTGGGAAATGTTTTCGTCGTAAGCCTGTTTGTCTTCTTCTAGCAAACGTTGCTTTTCAAGTTCAAACGCCGCAATCCGCGCTTCCAACTCGGGGGTAAGCTCAAGCTTCTTTTCTTCGGTTGCTTTTTCTAGTATGCGGTCGTCTTCGGTGGTTTCTTCCGTGACTTCTTCCGCTTTTGCTTCACGCTCCGCTTGTGGTTTACGCAGTTCACGAAGCTTGTTCATAAAGGCGTCGTACTTGCGACGCGCTTCTTCCTTAGAGTCTTCGTATTTGTACCCGTGGAATCCTTCGTCCCGGTCGTATTTAGTTATGGTTGTCTTAACGTTTTGGTATCTTCCAGACTTGACCTTCATTTGACGGTCAACTGGAGCAGCGTACTTTTTGTTTTCTAACAATGGACGGAACAGACGATACAGATGCGCCAACGTATTGACAAAGTATCCCCACAAGTTATCGCCTACAGATTTATCACCGGTTCTGCCAGCTTTTTCAAGATTGACATCACGGTCTGTGGCTCTAGCAATGCTTGGCGACTGCATCTGGGCCAATTCACGCTGGAAATCGGGATCGGTCATTGCGTACGCAACGAACTCATACAAGTTGTCAAACGCGCGAGCGTATCTGCCGTCTTCTTTAGACTTCAGTTTAGGCTCAGCCAAAAGCATGATGTTCAGCAGTTGGTTACATGCGCGGCGAGCGCGAGGCGTTATATCTTCTTTAACGATGTGTTCATGTAAATGGGTGTAGTACGCATGAATGATCTTGACTGTTGCTGCGTGTGTCAGCTCGTGCAAGATTGCGCCTTGGGTTAACCCATTTGGCCCGACATAAATAGTGTTGGTTTTGTAGTTATATACCGCCACCTCAGACTTGTTGAGGTTTGGGTCAAACACAATATTGACCTTAAAGTCGGGCAAAGACGCTAACTCAGTGGCCAGATTCTGGTAGACAGCCTTGTAAATACCTTCGCGTGCTGTACGCGGCAAACTAATCCCAGTGCCGGTCATCCATTGGAAAGGCTTTCCAATCTGTTCCGCAAAAGATTGCGCGCCGTCCCTGAAATAGTCAAGCAACCCCTGAAGGTCGCCAGAGAACATCTTGTCCTGAATATTTTTTGGCAGGCGCCCACTTTTTGCGCGGCTATCACGTTTGCGCTTACGATCTTCTTCCTGCAAAGCAATGCGAATCTGTTCGTTAATTGCAGCAAGGGACCCTTCGCTCTTGCTCTTGGCAAGCAGCTCAGCTTGGATCTGACGTTTTAGCAACCCAAACGTCTCGTACTGATTTATGGCGCTGTTGTCGCCAATTGTGGCAATGTACAGGTCTTGTGCTTCGGGAGACAGATCACCCCAGAGCGGGAACGTATATGCCAACCCCGTCTTGTCAGACATGGGACCGCGTTGGCGGTTGTATTCACGAGCGGCTTTTTGCTCTGCGGCTTCACGTTCTTTTGCGCGTTCACGAGCGGCTTCCAATTGCGCTTCGTCAGTAACACCACGCTTTTTAGCTCCGGCAACTGCGCGACGCCCAGCAAAACCTAGGTTTTTTCTTTTGCCCGCAATATACGTTGACAGTTCTTGTGCGGCGTCAGTGTGCTCAGCCCACGTATTATCTTTAATGCGATCAAAGTATTCTTCAACTTCGTCGTCAGTCAGTCTGTCAAAGTCGGGCAATTTTTCGTCTGAGTCACGCGTTGTGCTTGCTTTGACTTCTTCAACTTCACCCTTTTTGGGGGCCGCTTCGACTTCCTCTTCTTTTTCGCCGCCCTGTTTTGCAATGTCAGCTTCCAATTGCGCATTGAACTCTTCCGCCATCTCTTCGTAGAGTTCGCGCTTGTTCTGAGGGATTACGCTTCGGGCGCGCCCTTGCTTTTTGGTGGGCTGAATGCCTTGACCTGCAAGTTCTTGCAATGGGACAGCGGAAGGCGGCGTAGTCAACTGGGTGTACTTTGTGCCCTTGAGCGGGCCTTCAGTCATCACTTTCTCGACTTCGTTTTCCTGACGGAACTTCTGCTCACGGCGCACACGGGCAACCAACTGCTGAGGCGTTTCGCCCGGAACAGGACTAATACCGACTTGCTGCGCAGCTTTGTACAACTGTTGCAACTTGGGATCAGTAACTGCCTCTGCCTTGAGCGGGCCGCGCGACGCCAAGGGCTTGTCGCCTTTATCTTCAAACTCGGAGAAGACGTCGTTTAATTCTTCTTCGCTCATGAAGTCGGCCATCGTCAATTCTTTGGCGGGCGCGACGGGCTTAGCGGGTGCGACAGCAGGCGCAGGTTTTTCCTGCCCCACGACTGAACGCAGACCTTTGGCATCTTTGGCGGTTACAACATTGTTTTTCTCAAGTTCATCCAGAATCTTGTTGGCTCGCGCATCCCCAATCTTTAGCGTCTTCTTCAGGCTAGATACGCTGGGGCGCATCGTGTTGTCCGCCAAACCTTTGGTGACTTGGTCATATAGTTCGTCACGCGCGGGTGCAACAGGTGCGGCGGGCGAGGCTTCTGCTACGGGGGCAACGGGTTTTGTTTCTTCGACAGGCTTGGTTTCCGTTACTGGAGCGGCTGGCTGTCCCGTTCCTTTAGCAGTTGTTGTAGCATCTTGTCCAGGAGAAACCACTCCGCTTGGTTTAAGTGTTCCAGCTCCTGCGGCGGCGGTGTCGTCAGTACCGGGTCGTGTAAGTACTTCAGCGCCTGTTCCACCTGCTTCTGACTTAGGTTCGACAACATCTGTTTCTCCTGCTTCAACCCTCTTGGCAAGCGCTCCGCGCTTAGCTTCAAGGTCTGCTTCGTCTCGTTTATTAGCATTGATGTAGTTAGATAGCTTATTCTTGGGGCGTGGCTGTTCCCCTGCCGCAACCATGTTGGCAATTTCAATCTTACGATTGTTGACCTTAGTCTCTAGCTCATTAATTTGCTGTTTAAGTTCAGCCAAACTGCCAGTGGGAGCCGTAGTCTTAACTTCTTGCTTGGCTAAGTCTTGAGCTTCCTGATCCGTAATTTCTTCAAATTTATCCGGGACCACGCGCGGCGCAGCGGGCGGCGTTGAAGGTGGGGTTACTGGAGCCGTGGCGTCCGTTGTTGGGGTTTCCGGTTTCTCTTCTTCTGTAGTGGTGGGAGGTACAGGAGGAGCCGCACGGCGTCCCAATGCGCCCGTCACTCCACCCATGCCAGCGCCGCCAAGTGCGGCCATAGCGGCGGTCTGTCCCAAGCCTTCAGTCAGGCTTTGGTCAGGTTTGACATCGCGTAGCGCCAAGTTTTGGGTGAACCGTCCGCCAGTCTCTTCCAGCATCTCGCTGGGAATCTCTTTGGCCCCGGTTGCGAGACCAGTTCCAAGGCGGGGAAGGATACCGCGACCAGCCATGCGCTCGCCAGCCAGAATGCGTTCCATAGCTTGACCACCGGGCAGCTTCTGCGCTATCAAAGACAGGGCATAGCCAGACACACCAGCGGCACGCGCACGGTTGAGTGTTTCAGAAGCCGCTTGTTCAGGAGACATGCCCTGATTCGTCAGCTCCTTGTAGATCATGTCGTACGCGCCAGCGCCAATGTCTGCACCCTGCTGTACTGCACCCGTCTGGACACCAGCCGTCGTACCAGCCTTGATTGCGGCTTTTTGCGCAACCTTTTCTGCGGCTTCCTTGGAAATCCCCCGTGCGGCAGCTTTTGCCATGACGTTGGACGCCGCAAGCGCGGCTGTGCCGCCGCCAGTAATGACCGCTGGGATCATCTGCGGGGCTTGTTCGGATAGGAAAGAGAATAGCAGGGCGGGATCAGAAACAGTCTGCCCAACGGCGGTCTTGAATGCTTCCCACTGACCTTCTTTTTCAGCGTTCTGCACGGCGACGTCACGCGCAGTTTCACGGGCTTTCAGGCCCGGAGACTTCATTTCTTCGCCAAACTTTTGAATGTCTTCGCCAAGACCCAACGCGCCAGTCTTGTTGAAGTTGCCGGTAGCTAGACCGTACAGTTGCCCAGGAAGTTGTACAAGTGAACCAATACCTGATATGGCGCTTGCGCCGACGTCTTTAGCGGCCTCACCCCACGACCGTTCCGGCAGTGGCGGCGCGGCGGGAGGGGGAGCAGGCTGAGCTACGGGAGCAGGCTTTGAGTCGGCCTTGGCGTAATAGTTCGCATACTCCCACGCCTTTCTTTCGTTTGGGGCATCAACCTCGTACTTGCCAGAAGGCAGCTCGACTTCAAACTTAGGCATGGATTAGTTCCCGACTTTTCGGACCTTGGATGGATCATACCCGGTTGGCCTATTAATTTCATCAAGCAGCATCTGTTTTTCTTCTTGCCAGCCACGGATCAGAGCTTCCTGTTCTTCTCGCATGGGGGCGAGTTCTTTGGAATCCTTGGGCAGCCTAGACAGCTTCACTCTTGCGGCGTCGATGTTTTTGTTAAGGTCTCTCAGCAATCGCTGATTGTTTAATTTGTTATTACGGATACGCTCATCCAGTTCGTCTTGTCTTTGACCCATCTGAAGGTCAAAGCGGCGCTGATTTTCTCTTTTGGTTTCTGCGTTTTGCCCAGCCAAAATGTTGTGATACCGTTTTTGCTCCTCAGCATTCAACAGACCAACACCACCAGTCAAAACGTGACCACGACGCTGTTCTTCAATCTTGGCAATCTCGGTTTCCGCCTTTTGGACTTCCAGCTGGTGCTTGCGGGCGTCGTCAAAGCGGCCTTCCTTGCGTGCGCGTTCCGCTTGAGCAAGCTCATAACGAGACTTGCCAAGAAGCATCTCTTGTTCATCGCGCAATTTCTGGAAGGTCTGACGTCGGGTTTCTTGATCCGCAAGCAACGGCTGAAGAGCCGCGTTTGCTTTACCAGCAGCAATTCCAAGACTGCCGCCACGCGTGTTCATTAGAAACGTTGCCAGATTGTTACTAGCGTTCCGTGCTTGCTGGGCTTTTTCTGCTTCGTCATTAGCGGCGTAGCGTTTAGCCATTGCATCGTAGTGCTTCATCAGCGCCTGAGCTTCCGCAGAGGTTGGCTGTTTATCCACAAAGGTTTGCTTTTCTCTATCCAGCTCTTCAACGGACTTGGGTGTAGAAGGCTTGTACCCTGGTAGCTTAAGGGTTTCAATCAAAGTCTTTCTTAGATCATCCATTGTAGATGCGCCACCACCAGCCCCGCCTGCATCGCCAGCATTTACGGGAGCGTTTGTCGTGGGAGGAACAACTTTGCTGGGTGGAGGAGTCGCAATCCCCACTCGACGGGGATCAGTCGCCGCAAAGCTTGCCCGAGCTGCCGCAGCTTGATCTGGACTTACACCAACGACAGGTTTTGGAGCGGGGGCAGGTGCAGGTGCTGCAGTAGGCGTCGGCGATGAAACGCTATCCATCTGCTGACCAAGCTCTTTCATGCGGGCCATGCGTGCCGCACGTTGGGACGGTGTAAGTTCTTCAAATAACCCCGGGACTTGCTGCAAGCGTTCGCGGTTCAACTCGCCTTTACGGGTCAAATCTGACCACCAATCGCCAACTGCTCCCGCTGCGGACATGATCCCTTGACCGACGGTTCGACCAACGTCACCAGCTAAAGATGTAGCTTCTTCTTTTGGCGCAGGGGCAGGAGCGGCTCTTCTTACGGGCCGACCGTTTTCATCCCTTACAACCCCGGCTTCCCGGTCTAGACGATCTAGTTGCTCTTGAATGTCCGCGTCAGTTGGCCCTTCGTAATCTTTTTTGTCTTCAGGACGTTTGCCGTCAAAGAACGAAATAATGCCGCCGTTGGCGTAACCAAACATCCGATCCTCTACGGGCAAACGAGCCACGCCACCAGAATACATCTGCATTGCGTCATCGGCGGGAGCCTGCGCCATCTCTTCAGCTTGGGGCTGCATCTGCGGCGTAGGAGTGCCTTCAGGCACTTGAAACATACCGGGGGCCTGCTGTTGAGCCTGTTGCGCAGCTTGTTGTTGTGCCGCTTGCGCTTTTAGCTGTTGAAGAGACTGTTCAATTTTCTCCCGCAGAGTCGGCATAGACCCTGGAGGCGCTGCACCTTGCAACATCTTGTCGGACTGCATCTGGGCCATACGCGCATTGAGTTCACCAAGAGCAACAAACGGTCGTACTTGACGAGGATTAGCCCCTTGGGACAACGCCTGAAGCTGGGGCAAACCAGCTGACTGCGCTAGTTTGGCTTGACGATCGTAATTTGTTTGCATCTTAGGTCACTCCAGCGGATTTAGTGGCGGTCGCTCCGGGGGATGTTGTAGTTTTACCGTCAGCGGGCAGGCCGTTTAGCAAGTTAGTGAATTGTTGCCCATAACCCAGACTTGCCAGCAAGTTTGTAATGGTGGACATATTCGTGTTGTTGCTCTGCGTCGAGATCGGCAAGCCTTGGAGTAGACCCTGCTGGTATTGGACCATCTTGTACGGATAGTCGCGCTGCTCTTCAAACTGAGCCTTGTCTGCGGCAAGTCCTTCAGACTCAATGCCACGTTGCGTTTGACCCGCCTGACCCAAAGCGTCAAGAGACTTGAGTCCGTAGTTAGCCGACGCCTCGTTAGCGGCCTGCTGAAACTGTTGAGCTTGCAAGGCGCGTTGTTGGTCTGCATTGAACTGACCCATAGCCTTGTCATATGCGGTGGCGTAGCCTTGACCCACAGCTTTATCTTGTTCGGATAACAAATTGCGGTTAGCTTCGCTCATCATGATAGCCTGACGCCCGCCGCCATAGCCGCCGGCTTGAGTCAGTTTTGCCAAGTCAGGTTGCAGGTTGATCTGCGAACGGCGTTTCATCTCATCCAGCTGAGGATTCAACGCGGTCATCAGGTACGGGTTCATGTACTGTTGAGCTTGCGGCGTACCAAACGTACCGGTGCTGTATTGCGTGGGGGCCAAACCTGTCTGCGCCAAGTTGGAAATTCCAGCAAATTGCTGCTGTTGCAAGTCAGATGCGCCCGCAGTCAGCGGACCCGTATAGGCTTGATACGGAGCGGTAGCTAGAGCTTGACCTCTGCCCAGCATGTTAGCAACGTAGTCACCAGCCCAAGGGGACAGAGTGGACGTAGTCGTGGTATCGGCTGCAGGGCCGGAAGTACCACCCGTTGCAAATTTTTTAGTTGGAAGCGCAGCAATGCCGCCTTTAGCGTATTTGTTCACAGTGCCTCCGGGCATGTATTTATCTGGATTGATCTGCTTGCCTTGCTTCTTGGTCCCCGTGCGAGCCTGTCGCACCTTGTCCATCATAGAGTACAGCTTTTTGGCCCCGGCGTCACTATTACCGTTACCAAGGTGGGATACCACGTCAGCAGGGATCACAAACTCGCCGTGACTTAGCTGTGCGGGCTGTTTGCCGTCAATTGATGTATTTATCTTGTCGGCCATACCGTCGGTTGCGCCTTGGAGATAGCGTCCCTTGGCAAGAGGCATGATACCTCCCATAGCGGCTTGAACAATTTCTTGCTGCGCGGGGGCTGTTTCTTTAGGGCGTGCTGCCGCAAGTGTTTGCTCAGGGGTCATAAATGCGGGAGCGGCAGCAGTGGGGGCCGCAACAGTAGGTTTATTCCAGGGCGTGGCAACTGCGTTTGTAGCGTTCCATTTGGAAGCGGGAGCAGCTGCCGGGGTGTAATTGGCGAGAATGCCTTGAGCCTGCGGAGCTGTAGAAGCTCCTGAATAATTCACATCAGTGAAGTACTGACGGCCTTGTGCGCCGGGGCGGCGGTTGGGGTCGTTGTAGTTAATTCGTTCGCGTGATGCGGTAAGGTTGGGGATAGAACCCTGCCAGCCACCTTGTTGAGGCTTGCTACCGCCCAACGCACCGTACATTGCCACGCCCGCACCGGCAATTTTTGCCCAGTCGTATTGGCCGGGGATGGGGTTGCCTTGGGCATCTTTCTTTTGAAAATAGCCCTTGATTGCGTTTACGGCAGTGCTACCAAGATTTTTAATCTGGTCGCTGATGCTTGGCTCGTAAGTGTCTACTTTTCCAGTAAGAAAGTCCGTAGCGGGAGTGGAACCAACGACGTTGCCATCTTTGTCCATGATGAGCGTACTGCCATCATCAAACCGTTGCACGGTGGTGTAGTTACCGACGGCTCCTGTGCCCGAAGTCTCGTTGGTGAGCGGCCTCTGCAGCGGCCCATTTGGATCGGCAACCCACTTTCCGGTATCTTCGGAGTAATACCCGTGCTCAACTGTTGGCGTAGTCGTGGTTGGAGTTGTGTCGGTTGAGCCAGCATCGTACCAGTTGTAGGTTGGAGTGGGCGTAGGTACAGGCGTGTCATCAGTACCATCATCGTACCACTCACCTGTTACATAGTCATACGGCATAATTAACCTCTCTGCTGAAGCATTGCCAGCAGATCGTCGATAGACCCGCCAGTTGCCATTTTAGATTGAGTTTGCTGTCTTGCAAACGGGTTTGTTTCCAGGGGGGCGCTAAGGTCCAGTTGCTGACCAATATCCACAACTTGGGGCGCCGGGGCCTGACTTTGGTCTCCGCCGCCCACCGCGCCCAAAAGTGCCAAAAGTGACTGTAAATCCAACGGCCCAGCGGGGGTAGTCGGCGTCGTCGGGGTAGTCGGGGTAGTCGGTGTCGTCGGCGGCTTAGGAGTTACCGGCGTCGTCGGGGTAGTCGGGGTAGTCGGCGTTGTCGGCGGCTTAGGAGTTACCGGCGTAGTCGGGATTGTTGGCGTAGGAGTTGTTTCTTCAGGCGGAGTTTCTCCAGGCAGATTGCCTATGGGGGCTTCGGTGTAACCCACAATATTGCCTTCTGCATCGATCGTAATCGTGCTACCGTCATCGTCCGTATACGTAAAAGCTCCGTTGTCTCCAGGCTTCCACTGAGTCGGCAACTTTCCTTCCTCCAGCATCTGCTGAAGGTTTTGGTCAAACGATTCCCAGTTTTCTGGGGTAATCCCTAGGTCTTGGACATCGTAGTCGGGCGGAATCGTGCTTCCAGACGTCAAAGAGTCCAGATAACGGGAGAACTCGTCGTTGTACCGCTGAATCTGATCAGCAGTCATTGGGCCAGTCGGCCCTGTAAATCCACCATTGTCTGTGGATGTATCGTCCGGTGTCGTATCGTCCGGCGTCGTATCGTCCGGCGTCGTCGGTGTAGTCGGCACAGGTTCTGGCTCGACTGGCACAGGTTCAGTCGGTGTAGTCGGCACAGGTTCTGGCTCGACTGGCGCAGGTTCAGTCGGCGTCGTCGGTGTAGTTGGCGTCGTATCGTCCGGCGTCATATCGTCCGGCGTCGTTGGTGTAGTCGGCGTAGGTGTGGGCGACTTAATAGTTTCTAAGAAGTCTTCAAACGTAGTCGCTCTGTCGTCCCACCCAAGATTAAAATCTTGGACGCGATACATGTTGTCTACATTTTTAATCGCATCAATATCTGATTGAAGATTCTTGCTAAAGCGCTCAATCTCAGCGGGATCTCCAGCCGCAAGAGCTTGTTCAAGCCTAGCTTTAGACGTTTCCGCTTCCCTCACACGTGCGTCAAGCACGGGTTTATATATGTTATTAAGCGTTGCTCGATATTCTTTGACCCACTCAGGTTCAGTTGGCGTAGTCGGCGTAGTTGGCGTCGTTGGCGTAGTCGGTGTAGTCGGCGTAGTCGGCGTAGTTGGCGTCGTTGGCGTAGTCGGTGTAGTCGGCGCAGGCGTCGGTGGGTTTATTACGTCAATAATGTCTTGAATATCGCCAGTTGTGCCATCGTCCGTAGCTTCAGGCGTTGGCGTTGGCGTAGTCGGCGTCGTAGGCGCAGGTTCAGTCGGCGTCGTAGGCGTAGTCGGCGTAGTCGGCGGCGTAGGCGTAGTCGGCGTAGTCGGCGTAGCTTTTTCCGCTGTTTGTTCTAAAACCCCTTTTTCAATATCTGGCGCAATTGTATCTAGGAATTTTTGATATTCTTCCGCCTGATTATCTTGCTGGAAGCTAACTCCCTCATAGGTTTGTAGTTTACCTGTCCATTTTTTTAAAGCGTCAGCGGCTTTTTGCGCAGCAGCATAATCTCCAGACGCCATTGCGTCTTGAATTTGTTTTTCATAATTCTCGGCAACCGACGCTATTTCAGCGCTGGCGTTTGGCTGAAGGGTTTTTCCGTAGTATTCAGTGTAGCCTTGCCGTATTAATTCATTCCGGGCTTGGTTCTTTAGAGTGTCATACGCGGCGGCAGTGTTACCAATTTGTTGGTCCGTGAAACTACCCGACATATTTTTAAAAGGATCCGCTTGCTCGTCCGTGCTTATATTGTATTTATCAAGCCCATAATTGGTGTCTACATTTTTTATTTGGTCTATATAGGAGTTTAACTGTCTACGCGCGGATGCGGCAGCATAGAAGTCATTATTTTCCAGCGCTTGTTCAAGCTGGTTCTGCGCGGCTTGCGCTCGGGCCGTTAATTGATCAAGCCAAGGCTGCGCCCGTTGTACCGCAATCCCTTTGTCAATTGCCTTGACGTCGATAGTGTCTAAAAAATCTTGGAACGGCGCTTGTTTGTCGTCGTAACTTAATTTTGCGGTTGGGTACTGCTGTTCGTAGACGTCTAGATTTTTTGTTGATTGCTGTATAACAGACAAGGCCTGTTTTGCAGCTTGGTAATCCCCTGACGCCATTGCGTCCTGAAATTTTTGTTGCGCGTCTGCGGCGTTCTTTAGGTCAACTTCTACGAGGGGTGCATATATGCGCTCGGCCTGATTATGAAGCTGTTGCTGTTGCAACCCGGGCAGGATATCTTTTTGGATATCCATCGAATAGTTAAGAGTGTCCGCAGCCTTAGCGTCATTACCAAGATCAACTCCCAAATCATCAAACTTACGTTCAATACTATTAAGGTTAGTTCCAAGTTCATTTAGTTTGTTTTTATCTGCCCACGCGCTAATATAGTCGCCAGCAGCCATGTGGTCCTGAAGCTGCTGTTTAACATCCTCAATCTCTTGTACTTTTGTATCAACATACGGTTTAAGTGTGGCGTAACTATCAGCCCCCACGCTCTTGGCGTTTGTTTCAAGCGTACTTTGGGCTTGTTTAACCGCCTCAGCAGCAATTTCATCCGCATATTTGGCGGATTCCGTACTGACAAAATCTTCGTAATGTTTGACCTGGGTTCCAATATCCTCAGAAACCGATTTAATACTATCCTGTGCGCTTAAATAATCTTTTGCCAGCGTATCCAATTCGCTGCGCATAGTCGAAAGTTGTGGTAGATATGTATTTTCAATTTCAGTTCGACGAACTACATAATCGTTAACTTTTTGTGACCAATCGTTAAATTGTTGTTTAGTATACTCAATTTGGTCAGCTTTTACACCTAACTGAGACTCTAAGGTATGGATAGTTGCAATATCGCTATCCCGTCCGGAATAATCACCGGAATTTACTTTATCAATTAACGCTGTATATCTGGCGTAGTCTGTTTTATATTCCTCAATATATTTACCATTATCGGTTGCGTACATATTTGCTGTGTTGACACCCATTGTCACCCAGCTGTCAGCATTAGCAATTTGACTTTTAGCAGTTTCTAAAGTTGAATTGTATACGCCTGTTTTAGCACTAAATTCCTGCGAAAGAGAAACAGACTTATTTGACAACGCCTTAAGATTTTCTACGCCCGTAGTAATACCCGCCGTGATGGCTGTGGCTGTTGCGGTCTGAACTACCGCTTCCATCAATGGTTTACCCTGCAGCAACGCTTTAGTAGCTGCAGAAATAGAATTAGACGCTAATTGGTTGGCGAACGACCCTGACGCTAAACCATAGTCTTTTGCAAGCTGGCTACTTACCGCGCTGTTAACGGCTCCAGTTACTGCATTGGTCAAAACTAATTTTACAGGCTCTCCGCGCAATATAGACGCCGCAGCCGCGCCTGTAGATGCGGACACAACTTGTTTTACCAGCGCAAGGTTTTCGTACTGTGGGCCTAGTTGCTGAAGTGTTTGCGATTCAATCGGAGTGACTTGGTCTCCAACGTAATTACCTATATTTGTTGCAGCGTACGAAATTGCTGCGTTTTTTAACGCGTCTTGCGGCGTCCCGCCGTTGGCTAAAGTTCTGCCCGCGTTAACCAGCGGCAAATATTGCGGCGCAGCGTATGCTACTGCGACAGTAACCATCGTACCGATGGGATCCTTCGCGGCGGCTTTAATCGTGTTTACCGCAGTTGCAGCAACAGGCGATACGACATTATCATAGACCTTAGCAGCTGTGTCCTGAACAGTGTTGATAACATCACTGCGTATATCTTGCGCAGTGTCTGCAATGTCGTCGTAAAGACCGCCGGTAAAATCTGTTACGCTTTTTCCCATATCAGTCTTTCATCGGCTCTAAAAGCAAAACAAGTCGGGTTTCGCCGTTTGACATGTTAAACATTACATGCTGCATTCCGGGGATAGGCGGATGCTTTTTAAAATATTTTGTGATCCGTGCGATTTCTTGGCCCTTGAACTGAGTCATTAAAAACGTCATGCCTAAATCTTCTTTTGCCCAAATAAGAAATTCACGGATATTGTCAATATAGTTTTCTGCAGTGTCTGCGTTAAGCCCTCTAAAAAATCCTTTTCCGTCTTCACCTTTGTGAAGAATAAACAATGAATTACCTATTTGCCTGCTGGCGCAATTTGGGTTATTTAATTCTTGGATAAGTGCAGGTATAAGCTGCTGCATGGGTACATCAGACTTAGACGTTTCTGAGTCATGCATAACAATATCAGCTATATTCAATTTTTGTTTTTTGCTGTCTACTGTTTTCATTTCACAACTCCGTTGTCAGTAACGCGGTTGAGAAAACATTCCCCATCCCTGCGGCTAAAACAGCAATCACGCCCCCTCGCGCAGGCGCATCGGTAGACAAGAAAACGGCATCATCTTCTGTCCTGTTTGGAATTCCGGGAATAACCCCACGTTGCAGATCACTGAGCAGCATGCTGGTTTCCATCAAGCCGCTTGCAGCAAGTGTGTGCCCCAAACGCTGTTTATATGAAGTCGCCACAAAATCACTGAACATTGTCGTGATCGCGGCCTTCTCCGCAGTGTTATTAGTCGGCGTCCCAGTACCGTGTGTTTTGACAATACGCACAGCCGATGCAGGCAACTTGGCCATGTGTAAAGCGCCCTCTATTGACCTCATGTACCCTTGGCCGTCGGGACGTTGACCCAACGGATTGGTGAAGTTTTCAGCAGCGGTATAGGTACCAAGCAGTTTTGCTGCGGGTGTAGTGGCTGGTTCAGTTTCAAAAATAGCTAAACCTGCGCCCTGACCGATGTTGAACCCTGCGTTCACAGAGTCAAACGCGGATGGCTTGATGTTGGGCTCATCTTTGAGCAACAGGCTGGCCTTGGCTTGGCCAAAGAACTCAAGCGTTGAGTTGTTAACAGCGTCTTCCACCCCAAGCACGATCATTCTGGTAAAACCAAAATTGGTCATCAGGTTGTGGACCTCCATCAGAACCTTAATGCTAGAGGCACATGCGCTGGCGTCCGTGGAAACATAGTCCATAGGTCCAAACATTGACGCAACTCGCCCAGCATATATGTTGGTCAACGTCACCAAAGGAAGTTTCAACTTGTAGTGCAGTCGTCCTTCTTCTTTGTTGTCATGACGTCCCCTAATGCCCGCCCAACCTTGCGATCCAGCAGCAAGAATAAATCCAGTTTTTCCGGGTGTGGGATTGTTCTGGACGTACTCGATCAACGCGGGGTCAATGACTTTGTTGGCAAGAACGTGGGCCGGGTAAACAAGACCTGACTTAACGTTTTGGTATGTCTCGGGGAACCAATGTATCCGCTGGGGATACGGATTGTCCTCAATGACCTCCGTCTGGCTTGTGCCAGCACCTCGGTGGTGGGTTAGATAAATCATTTGACCCTCGCCAACTCTTCTTCAACGTTGGTTGGTGTATGGGTCTTCTTGGCCTCTAGGAACTCTTGTAGTTGTGCAAGCGTCTCGACGTCCATTTCGCGCATCGTGTCTTCATCAATCCCATAGACTTCGCCAAGGTACATGGACATCATGATCGTATCCAGACTGTCTATGTCTAAGTCATCAATCTTATCGTCCAAAGACTTGGCGTAGCTATGCTCAGCGGTAACTGGTTTTGCCAGCTTGATCACGCCGTTAAAAAGCTCGATAAAATCAATCGCTGCCGTCATGTTCAGTCCTTACTGCGTCAGGTCGTAGAACGAAATGGAGCCAAGACCATCCCCTGTGGTTGCACCGGAAACGGTACGCACCCCCAGCGTGTAAATGTCGCTCACCCCGGCCAAGGATACACCCAATTGCAAGTCCCAGTTATATCCGGTCGGTGCGCTTGTTTGGCTAACTCCTGCACTACCGGAGGAAGTAACGTAGTCTGTCTGGACAATAGTCCCAACGTTACTAATGGCCGTGGCCGCAACATCATATTCCACATTGCTGTCAGATGGTACAGTAGCCGCCCAAGTTGCGCCAGTCAAAGTTGGGTTCTTAAGCAACGCCACCTCGTAGTTCTGGCTTGTCGTCGGAAGAAACTGAACCCTGTTAGGCAGCACCACCGCGCCCGTACGGCCAGAAGCCAGACGGATTGACACGATGGGATAGAACGTGGCTGCTGTGTTGATAGTGTTAAAGACTGTGGTGCGTCGCGCCACATGGTCAACTGATGTTTGCTCAAACCCGCCTTCTGATACGACAGAACAGCAAATCTGGGTCAGAGTTGCGGCCACCGCTGACGTCGATGTAATTTCATACCGCACTGGCAGGATAGCCGTGGTCATGTACACCGTGGTCCCGTAGGTGTTGGCGGTGTTAAACGTGTGGCAAACAATGTATTCACCATTGATGATGAACCCGCAACGCACAGAACCGACACCCAGCCACTCAAAGTCCATCCACAAAATCTGTGGGTGGGTCAGGTCTAGCGTAAGACCGCTGGCTCCTGTTCCGTTTAGAGGGTCACCGTTCCAATCAGCTTGGTTTACTGTTCTGGAGTCGTTTACTACACCGCTCGTGTAAGAACGTAGGGTAAAAGCATTAGTTCCATCAGTTTTGGAGAAAAATACCCCGTTTTGGGTGTTGAAGTACCCAATTTTTTGACTAAGGTTGGCGCTTTCGCTGGCGTCCATCTGGAACGTGGCAAGTACCAGCAACCCCTTGCCGGGCTGGTACGGAAATGAACGGTACGTTTGACGGACTACAGAACCCACACCTCCAGCAGTCACGTTTAAACTGACGCTGGATTGGTTTGTATTGAACGTGGTCGAGCCTGTGCCGGTGGTAGACGAACTAAATTGATTGTCAGCAGCGTAACGACTTTGGCTGTCAAACAGGGTATACGGCTGGCTAACCCGCTGACGACCAAACGCATCTAGGGCCGTGGGCGGGAAAGAAATCGGCAGTGTGGAGGTAGTAGCCATGAGCTGCCCCAAGATGTTTTGTAGGCGGTTGAAGTACAGGCGCAGAACGTTGTTGAACTGTTCCTGATACTGCGAGCTGTAGTCACCCGGCGCAAGAGGCAGGTTAGGCGGCGCAATCCGTTGGAGTTCATTATCCGTGGTGACAATAAGCGTCATGTATTGCCTCTGCGTCCATCCTGACGAATGTCAATCCGGGGCGAACCAAGCTGCCACGTACACCCGAGTTGGTTGGATTCCAGCTGAAGAATCATCTGGCGACCACGCACGCGAATATACACCTGACCGGTGAATTGTTCAATCGGGACTTCCGCAGTTCGGGTAATAGTTGCGTTGTCACTGCCCGCTACCGAAGTTGGGTTGTTAAACCCTGAACCCGAGTTTTGCATTGGGATCAGTGTCAAGGTAGCCTGCGGATTATCTATAGTAGACCCACGGAACGTAATGTCAGGCACTATACGCCAGACAAACCCAAACTTGTCGCCGTCATCGATGTCAAATTCAGCGGAACTGATCATTGCTTCAATAGCGGTTGGCGTGGCCGTTGCGTTGTCATCCACGCCATCTTCATGGTAGACAATGTTATTGATCAGCGTTGCTGCGATTGGGTGATCGCGCAGCGCGGAGTCCAGCCATGCGCTACGCGCCATGTTGCCGTAATACCAACAACCCTTGCCTTCGTTCTCGATGTAGTTGTAAACCACGTAGCGATCGATCGTGTCTGAAGCCGCGCTGCAATAGAAGAACCAGACTTCGTTGAAGCCTTCGTTTGTGCTGGCAAAGAACTGATCCTGTTGCTCAAGGTTAATATCACCATAGACAAACTGACGCAGATCGCAGACCAACGTCTGCACGCGACCATCGTATTTATAGAACTTATCCGTACCCATCCAGTAGATCACGCCAGAAGCCAACGCTGCGGCGTTCTGGCTGGCAATTGAAATGTTGTCACCCAGCAACTGGGAACCCCACACCGTTGGGGGGCCAAGGTATTGGAACGAATACAGCGCAGCGTCCGTGAACACCACAATTTCCTGACGAGTTTGGATAGCGGTAACAATCTCAGAACCCCGAGATAGCAGCAAGCTGCCCGCTTGGTTGGTAGCAGCGGGTGTCCAATCGGTTACAGATTCTTGGTCCGACCAACGCAAAAGCATCGGGTTTTGGGTTGTGGAACCATAATCATTGCAGCCAAACGCAAACACAAACCGGTAAGCATCAGATACCAAAGTGGTATTCTGAACGATTGGTACGTCAGTTGCGCCCGGCAACGTGCTGATCTCAACCGCGCGCGTGCTTACCCCAGTGTCCGCGTCCCAATAATACATAGGACCGCCGCGATACCCAAACACAAGGTTCTGACCAAAGTTGCTTTGCGTCCACAGGCGGAGACTCACGTCGCTTGTGGAACCAATTCCCCAAGGCCCGCTGCCCCAAGGCCCAGCGCCCCACCCTGTAATTGGCGCAGCATAGGCAAGGCCAACGTGGATTTGATACTCTGCTGTAACCGTTGCGCCGCCATGTCCAGTGTCTGAGGGGGTGGCGTTAACCCCAGCGGTGATGGTGTAGTTATCCGCATCAACAACGGTTGCCACTAGAAATTCTGCGTTCAAAACCGTGGCAGTCATGTTGCCGCCAAGGCCAACAGCGCCGCTAAAAGTAACGTAATCTCCGGCATTACACCCGTGGTTTACGTCGTTTACTGTAATAGTGGGGGAGCCTGACGAAGCTGTGAACGGGTTGGAAAGAACAGCCGTCTCCCGCAGGGGTGTAACATCGTAGTACTGCCCGCCCTGCTCGATGTAGAACTTTATGTTTGTTCCAACGCCAAGCAAGTTTGCGCCGCCCAACGTGACCCAGTTCCAAAGCGACCGGCAGACGCCAAGAAAAGTATTAGCTGAAATACGTACCCAACCACCGATTTTCTCAGGCGTGCCTTGACGAAACCGCACCTTGTCGGACTCGTACCAGCCGTTTTCGTTGGTGTACCGGGTGTTTTCCCGGTTTACGCCTGCTTTCAGGGACAGTTTTTTCAGAGGCATGTTATGTCACCCGTACCCATTCTGGCTTGCCATCACCCCGACTAAAGTGGGGCGTATCCACAAGTTTTTTGCCGTTGCCGCCCCACGAGTTTAACGGATGTAACGACTCCCAGTAAGCCCCCAGCGGGGCCAATACAGCCTTGTCGTACACAAGTTTGCCGTCCTTGAAAAAGTTGAAATCCACCGCCCGACGGGTCAAATGCAATGAATTCATGGTCTGACTGCGACCGGTTTTGACGTAGAGTTCCTGCTGCTCCGGGGTACGGTAAAGCTCCCCCGCAGTCACCACAAAGCCTTGGGATGTGGCAAACTGGACGAGCTTGCACATGTCCAAGAGGAATGCGGCTTGTTCGGAAGAAAGGCTCATTCTTTGCTCCCCTTGCGCATTTCCATGACTTTTTCAACCGTGCGACCACCGAAGTAGGCCGTCATCACCAGCATGCCCCACTGGCCCAGCAATTGGACATAGGACTCGCTGATGCGGTATCCGGCGCCGTCCAGCAATGCAAAGATCAGGTATGCCGTCAAGATATACACCAGCGTTCCGGGGCGAACGTTCTTGGACAGCCAGGAATCAGAAGCCATGTCTGCCTTCCAGCGATCAGACACATTGTTGTCCTCGTTTGCTGCGGCAGTCAGCATGGCTTGCAGCTCATCAATCCCGAGCTTCTTTTCTTCAATACGCAACCGCAGGAGTTCTTCCTCGTGGTCCATTTCGTACTGGCGCAGCTTCAGGGTATCGTCAGCGGTCAGCGGCTGGTCGAGCTTAACGCCCGTCTTTTCTTCCACCCAACCTTTACCCTTGGCCATAACGGCGTTACCGATCAGGCTTAGACCTTGGGACAGGAGCGGTGCAAGAAGTGCTGGAATCATGGTTTTTTCCCCATTTTTTCGCGCTCTTCAAGCAGCTGAACCTTGACCTGCAGCTGATGGATGTCGCGGTAAATCTCTTCTTTCAGAGTGTGACGGCGCTCAGCGGAGATTGGGCTGTCGGTCGGGACGCCTTCCTTGGTGATTAGCGCAGGCATGCTGCCCTCAATCTTGGTCAGCCGCATGGAAAAGTCCGTCACCTGACCCAGAAGCCAAGCAAGGGACGCCACAATGACAGGGATTACCGCTTTTAATACATCAGCCCAGTTCATGAAACAGCCCCCCAAACGTTCGTCGTGGTTCCGCTAAGTGTGGCTGTGTAGCCGTTCAAGGCAATTGCCTTACCCGCTGTACCACCAGCGTATATTGTGGATCCCGCTTTTACGTAGCCGCCATCTTTACCAAAACCACCGCCACCAGCGCCACCGTTTGTATTGTCAGCATTTCCACCAGCGGATCCTCCACCACTAGGGGTTGTGTTGCCCCCCGCGCTGCCATTCACTAAATACGTCGATGAGCCACCACCGCCACCACCTGATGCGGCGCCAGCGCCGTACGATAAAGCGCCGCCCGCACCGCCCGCAAGTGTGGACCCGCCAGTAAGACCGGAAAGAGCACTGCCTCCGCCACCGCCAGTACCAACAAAGACGCTGCCGTTACCACCGTTAGTCCCGTTGTTACCGCTGGCGCCAGCAAAACCGCCGGAGCCGCCAGAAGCTACATAAGTAGTCCAAGATGACCCCCCTGCGCCACCTCCAGCACCGCCACCGCCGCCGCCAAAATAACTTGCGCCACCACCACCGCCCCCCAAGATAGCGCCAGTAGAAGTAATCTGAATGCTGCAATTAACGCCTAGAGAAATAGCGGGTCCGCCATTGTTCCCAACAGTGGGTGATAAGCTATTGCTTGAGCCACCTGCGCCGCCCGCGCCAACAACATATCCTTCAACGACAAGCGTAACGCCACCGGGCCACGAACCATTGATAGTAAGAGCTGGAGTTGAAGTGCTGCTGGACTGGAGATAAGTCCCGTTAGAAATCGTAATAGTGGCAGCGGAAGAACCGTTCCACCCGTTAGCAAGCGCCCAAGTCCGCAGATTCAGACCTGAAGTCGTGTTAGAACTATAGGTCGCCCCAAAATTAGCACTTTTACCCTGCAAGTCGCTCATACTGATCGCGCCAGATGGGACATTTGCAAGCGAACGAACAGCCGAATCATTTAGGCTGACTAGAGCGGTCGATGAATACCCAAGTTCGGTATTAACATCCGAAAGCGAGATTGTTCCGACTGGTAGTGTCATGTCAACCTCAGATAGTGCCGTAGGCTGTCACGTTCCCAGGTACAACTAAATTACCAGACGAATCTAGGCGCATCTTGTTTACGCCGCCAAACTTAAAGTACAGATAGCCGCCAGATTCAACGACAGTCCAGTTGGTCGTAGCCAAACTTCCGGCACTTCCAGTCGTGTTCTGGTTCAATGTGGGCACGTCCCCAACTTGGATAGCTGACATAGCAACGTTAGTTCCGTTGCCACGCAAATATTGCCCGCTAGTTACAGCCCCGGCCAAGTTGTTCAAACCAGCCTGCTGTGTAGCCCCGCCCGTACCGCCGTTGGCGATAGGCAGCGTACCGGTAACTTGACTGGTCAACGATACACCAGACAGCGCTCCACCCAACGTCAAGTTTCCTGTAGATGTCACCGTACCGGATAACGTGATGCCGTTAACAGTACCTGTGCCGCCAACAGAAGTAACGCTACCAGCGCCGCTGATACCAAGGTTGCTCTTGAAGGTTGCGGAATCCAGGGCAGAAACGGAGTTATCCGCGTTGATTTGCAAATACGTAACGGCGCTTGGGTCAGTCAGCGTAAACAAATTACCGCCAACCGTTGTTGCGCCCAAGCCAGTGCGCCCCGCCCCTGCGGTATTACCGCCTGTGCCACCGGAAGCAACGGGGAGCGCCGTACCAAGAGTTAGAGAAGATAGATAACTAATCTGGTCACCAACGTCGGTCCCGTTGTTGTACACAACCGTTCGTTTGCCAGCGGGGACTGAGACACCAGTTAGCCCAGACACTTTTACAGTCAAGGCGTAGCTAGTGCTGTTAATGATGATGTACGGCTTCTCAATCGCGGGAACGTTTAGCGTACCAGCGGCACTTGTTGCTCCAGCACTGACAACAATACACAACGCGCGAGCATCTTGGGCTGCGGTAGTGTTGGTCAACGTAAGAGTCGCTACGTTGGATGTAAAGTCAGTAGAGTCCAACGTGGCCATACCAACAATTGCTTGTTCAACGGCGGTGCCGATGTTGGCGTTTGTAGTTGCGCCCCACGCGCCGGACTGTTCACCCGTTGTGATTAGTTCAAATTTTAGGTTTGAATATGTTGACATGATCAGTCCTCAAGTTACGTTGCCACAATGTCCACCCAGTCTGGGTTTTGTGTAGCATCAATGTCTGTCCACAGGTACCGAGTGCTCACAGAAGCAGACGCAGTAGCGCTCTCATACATAATAATGTCAAGCGGATTACCGCCTTGTATCTCATCTGATCCAGTTGCAGATTCTGTGATCTCTGGATGGTATGTACCAATTATGTCGAGCGTGTCTGCGCCAGTAGACGTCTCACTAACACTCCTTACAATCGGGAGTAATGACGATACCGTCTCCGATCCAGTAGCGGTTTCGTCAATGAAGGGGGTATATAAAAACCCGCTCGATACAGTTTCAGACCCGGTAGCGTTTTCGCTAGTAGCGGACGGAAACTGCATTGCAGCAACATAAATGTCCGATCCTGTTGCGTTCTCGCCCACGCTCGCCGCAATCGCGGCAATCAAGGATGCTGCGTATGTATCTGACCCAGTGGCATTCTCTGAAACCGCTGAGTTATACGTAGAGATTAAAAGCGCATCGTATGTGTCTGATCCGGTTGCGTTTTCAGAAACTGTCGCGGGATAAGAAAAGAACTGAACCGCAGCATAGGTGTCCGAGCCTGTTGCGTTTTCGGATACTGCCGAGTTGTACGTCGTGCCTGTTGAGCCAGCTAAGCTAGAAAACGGAAGCTGGGCAAATGGGGTCGCCCCAAACATGGCTTACCCCGCAGTCCAAGGAAGGGGAGTAGGAACAGGAGCAACGGGTGGAGTCAACTGATCTCGAAGATTTTCCAAAATGCCGTTTTCCCTCTGGGCGACACCTTGCGGGGTAAAAACGTCGAACACCCACTGAAGCACTTGTGCTTCGGTCAGATTTTCGTATGGAGTGAACTCGCCCGTAGGACGCTCAAGCAAAAGAGGTTCTTTGGAAACAACTTCCACACCATTTTGCGTGGCCTTGAGTGATACCACCACAAGATGAACAATGTTTGGGTAATTTTCATTTACCGTACGCATATCTGTAACTGACCATGTGATGGTGGCGCTCATGTCAATCCCTTATGCGTATTTCTCTTGCTTGGCGGTAACAACATACGTGCTAGCGCCCGTCTTAAAGATGTTGAAGGTGTACACGTCAATCGAGTTGGCGTTACCGGCGCTAGGAGCAGTTCCGTTAATCCACTTGGGTGTTACAGAAGTACCATCAATCGTAAACGCGCTCATATAAAACGCGGAAGCCCCGTTAGTGTTCCACAACTGAAGTGTCAATGACTGTCCAGTAGGCAACGCATTGTTCAACGTTGTGGTCGAATTGCCCCGGATGTTCAACGTAAAGTTTGCACTTGCATTAGCTGTCAAATACCAAACTTGCTGCGTGGAAGCATCGAAGTTAACGGTTCCAGTAGCGGCAGTAGCGGAAGTAGCGCCTCTGTCCGCCATCGGTACGTTAAAACCGCCCAAACCGGAAGTAGTCGTGTAGAGCTTAATACCACCGTTGTTATCGGCAATAACAACGTTGTTACTCGAGGCCTGCATGCTAATGATGCCGGTAGCGCCGTCGTACGAGCCAATAATGACGTTGTTTGAACCCGTAGTTAAAGAAGCGCCAGCAAGGTGACCGATAACAAGGTTCTGCGAACCGTTACCCATAGCGTAACCGGCACGGTACCCAATAAGGGTGTTGTATGTTCCAGTAGTAAGAGTTGCCGAACCACCAAGGGTTTGATAACCAATACAAATATTGCCGTCACCGCTTGTAACACTGTTGCCCGCGCTACTACCAATAAAAACACTAAACCAAGCGCTAGTAAGAGCAGTCCCTGCGCTGGACCCAAGAATAGTGGATAGCTGTCCCGACGTTACCGCAGGGGCTGCACTCCACCCCATTACGGTGTTGTATGTGCCGGTCATCGTAGCGTTGCCCTGCAGCGCTTGATAACCAACCGCCGTATTACCCGTACCGTTTACATTTAGACCCGCGTTATACCCCACTGCCGTGTTACTAGCGGCGGTGTTGTAATACAACGCACTGTAGCCAATAGCAGTGTTGTTGCTTTGGCCAGCGAGAGAAAAGCCCGCGTAAGTCCCAAAAAGAGAGTTGTAGCTACCGCCAGTCACCGCTAACCCTGCAGCGCCGCCTACAACACAGTTATATAGTCCTGAAGTAAGCGCATTTAACGCATAGCGACCGACAGCGACCTGAGCGTTATTTGATACAGCTGCTGACATAGCCAAACTACCAACAGCGGTGTTATTAGCGGCGGCAGATGAAGTTGCCAATGCCTGATACCCGATTGCCGTGTTGTTAGTTCCTGACCCAACAATGGAGGCGTTTAACGCTTGATAGCCGATTGCAACGCTGTCGTAGTTTAGCGTGCTCCAAGCAGGCTGCGTACAAATAACGTCTTTAGTTCCCGCAGCGAAGTTAATCAACGCTGTTGTATTGCTAGAGTTGGAAAAAACTGTAGTTCGACTAAGCGTAGTACCAGCAGACGTGTACACGCCAACACCAACTTCCCAAGTATTTGCGGTGCTGTCAATGATGGCGTAATAGGTCGAGTTCCCATTCCCAATCACAGAGAAAGAACGATAACCCGTAGCTGCACCAGCCAGCGTGATTGTGCCGGTGCCCGTAGTTGTCGTTGTTTCTTTTACGCGATCAGCGAGAACAAGTGCCATGATTACGCTCCGGCGGCTAGATCAGCTTCAGCAAACCAACGCTCATGTTGAGCGCCGTCCACGTCAATCCACTTTACAAGATAGAAAAACTCGCCGTTTTCGTCCATGCGCAACGCTTCCACCGGACCCTCGGGTACGACGGTTTTGACTTTGACAACTTGTCCTTTTTTGAATGCGGTGGCCATAATGTTCTCCTATTAGGTGGGCAGCAAGCTGAAGGTGTAGGTGAGGACCAGCGTATCGCCGCTCACCACGCTACGGTCGCCGGGGGACTGGAAGTCCGCAGCAGAAAATAACGTACCCGTCGTACCACCCTTGGTGTTATCGGTCGTCAGAAACGCGCCGCCAACAGTTGCAGTTGCGTTGATGGAAAACGATGCGGTTGACGCGCTGTTGGTAGCAACAGATGGAGAAGCCGTGGTAGGGACACCAAACGTGCAAGTTGGACGGTTAGCGTTGCTGTAGGGCGTGATTTCCGTCCAACCAGCGTGGGACGACATCGTGTCCGTTGCAGCGGGGGTATTGGAAGCGCCAGCGCCGTAAAGGCCCAGATACCAAGCAGCGGTATAAGCAGAACCCGTAAAGGTTTTGGAGTTCATAAACTGAGCGCCAGTATTGACCACCAAGTTATGGTTCTCGGCTTCCCATTTCAGGTTACCGTCTTTGTCAAAGCACTTAGCGTTGAAGATACCGCCGCCTTGAAGGGTTTCCCCAAAGTTGCGGGAAGCCTTGATGTCGCTAGAAACGGCGTCTACAGCTTTAGAAGTTTCACTTGTCATGAAATCACCTCATTAAACAATTCGGAGAAGAGCAGATGTAGCAGTGTCTGCTGGCATCTGCACGGTAAAAGTTGAAGACGACGCCTTGTCGTTTCCAAAGTCTAGCACACAGACGGCTCCGTTGTCCCCCGGTGTGTAGATGAGTGCGCCCCTTGCCGTGATAGATCCTGTCCACGACGGCTGGGAAAACGTAATGTATGTAATGCTTCCACTGGAAGTCACTTCAGAAGAAACGGTTGCGGTCACAACTTGCCCGCCAGCGGTGTAATCGCCGCCGGTAGCTTCGCCAACTGTGTCATATGCGGTTGTGGTGGAGTTCAACGTGGCGTCATTGGTGTACAACGCCATGTAAAACGTATCCGTGGCAAAGTTGATCGTGCCGTTAGCGAGACCGGCGCGAAGAGTATTGCACGAATAGTTTCCGGTGAAAGCCATTACGTCACCTTCTCTTTGTACTGACCGTCGCGATACGCATCGCCACGTTCCATACCATCGCCCAGACGCTTAGCAAGCTGCAGTGCTTCTTTGTACTTGGTATCGTACAACTTGACCATGTCCGGTTCACCCTTCATGTACGTGTACGCTTCAACAAGCGAACCGTAGAGCAACACCGTATCGAAGTTATCGCCCAACCACGTCTGGCCACCTTCCACCGTTGTGATGGATTCGGGGTAGAAGAAGTAATGCAATTCAACGTCGTACTGAATGTTGGGCGTCGGACCAAGAATGAACGTCAGTTCTTTGGAACCTTGCGTCGGAGGACCGAACAGCGCATAGTACTTTGGGAAGCTGGTACTGTTTGGATTTGGATAGGCTTCGCGAATGAAGTTCACATCCTTGTTCAACAAATAGTGATATTCCCCATCTTCGTCGACGACAGCAATCGAGTACACCGCCAAAAAGTCAAGCGGGCAAGCAAGATATTTGTTGCCACTTGTGGTCGTACCAGTCACGTTACGACGCAATGACGGAAACTGCACTGTGTTGTAAATGCGTTGTTCCGCCTGCGTAATGAACGTGTTCATGTCCACTGTGGGAAATGAATTCTCACAGTAGTCGCTGATTGCGGTGACCAACTCGTCGTATGTCATCTTGACCTCAAGCCATCGGCCCGCGTGCCATCACACCTTTGGTTGCTGCGCCAGTACCGCGAATTTTGATTCCGGTTTTCTTGGTGGGTTCGTTACCAGCAGATTGGCTGAACTGACCAACAGACATGTCGCTATTGCCCACAACACTGCGGTTGGGACGCTCGACCATGCCTTTGCGATCAGCAAGCGTCTGCATGCTTTCGGGGTGCGGGGGAGCATAGAAGCTGCCGGAGCCGACTTCTTTGCCCATCATCTTTTTGCTGAACTTGGCCATATCAACCTCCGCGTTGGTTCATCGCACGGGACATGTTGCGACCCATTTTGCGTCGATCCATCGACGTGGGTCCGCCTTTTTTCAGCTTCAGGGACGTACCCTTTCCGCCTTTGTGTTCTTGAGCATCATGCTGCTTGAACGCTTTTTTGATCATCGCTTTGTCTTGCGCCAGATCTGATTTAGCCATGTTCGACTCCTTATGTCGTTGCTACCGAAACTGTACCCAAATATACAGTCAAAATCAAATTATTCGGGGTGAGAACAGAGTCAAAGCTGCTCGCGCCGCCAACCGGGTTCCAGCCCCATTGGAAAACCCGAGAACCACCGGAAAGGGTGCCATCCGATGACTGCCCAGATATAAGATACGTGTTGTCCTTACGAGGATTCCGCAAAGCCTGCGGATCCTCCACCGGGAACGTACCCAACATCAGCTGGGGCTGGTCTGGGTCCCAGCACTCCGGGCATACCAGCAGCTCGTACTTGCGCTGCTTGATGACCTCGGTCTTCAGTTTTTTGAGCTTGTAGTACTGCCCGCATCGGTCGCACATGGCGATCGCGCGGATCCCATTTGCAAAACGATTAGGCATTAGGTGGCGCTCCCCACGAACATCTGTCGGGGTACAAGTCTTAGCGCCGCCTTCTCGCGGTCTTCGCCAGCAGCCAAGTTGAACTGTTCGTCATACACCGCCTTGAGCATGTCCAAACGCTGAGCCAGCTCGGGAACCTTCATGGCAATGTAGTACGCCAGACCAGCAGCCATTGCGGGATAAAAGCGGAAGTTCACATCCTCAGTCGCTGCGCCCGCCCCAGCGTCCTCAATACGACGAATCCTCCAATAACGGAAGATGTAGTACGGATCTTCTTCAGTCCCCTGATCAGGTACAGGCCACACTGTAATCTTAGGGTTATCCCTAAGACGCTGGACCCAAACTTGGATTGGACGGGCTTGCGATAGCTTATTTGGGATCGTGGCGTAGGTAGAAACACTAATACGCGTGATCGTCAGGTCAGCCTGCGTGGATACGTTCCCCTGCCCCGTGCGCACAACATGTTCCATCAGATCGATGGTGTCAGCCGGAAGGTCGTATTCAGCTTGCCCTTGGACAAGATTCACATACCCCTCGTCAATCGTCCACATGTTGATGCCACGGTTTTGCCACTCAATGGTCATCAAGTTCATGGAACGACGAGCTGTACGCAAGTCATAACCCGAACGCATCTCGCGACCGGCACGCTCCCACGCTTCTTCAGCGAGTTCCGCGAAGTCGAGATCGAAGGTTGTAGTGCCGGTTACAGCCATGTTTTACTCCGCTGCAGGTTCTGCTACGGGTTCAGCTACGGCTTTTTTGGTCGTGGTCTTGGGCGCGGGAGGCGCGGTCAGCTCGGCGATCAGGTCTTGGATGTCTTGATCCACGCGACCCAAGAAGGCTTCTTGCTTGGTAGCGGCCATTTGCGCACATTTCAGTACGGTATCGAGGTTCATATTCAGCCCTTTGCTGCGTTCATGTTGTCAACTAGATTGGGATACGGGCGACCCGCGCTTTTGGCGCGAGCCTTCGCTTGAGCTTTCTTTTTGGGAGAAAGTTTGACAGGATCGCCCAATCCTGCCGGACGCGGTTTGCTCCAGACTTTGCCACCTTCAGCATACTGGATAAAGTCAGTGTCATCTCGGCGAGCCTTACGCTTAGCGCCGGGCATCTTGGAGGGATTGATGTCCCCCATACCGCGACTGGCCATCATGATTATTTCCTTGCCATGCCGCCGCCGCACATCACCATCGTGCCACGGGTTTTGCCACGTTGAGCAATACCGTCAGCGCGTTTGGATGCCGTCATGCCGCCTTTTTTATAGCCGACAGCCGCGTTATAGGCTTTTTCGGTCTGGGCAGTGGTTTTCTGTTCTTCCAGCTGCTTTTCCATGTCGTAACGCTGTTTAGGCGTGATGTATTCGGCATCGGTTTCGTCGGTGCGCTGGGGATTTACAAATCCACGTCCTGCGCCAGCTTGTTTTTTGGTTGCCATGATATTCCTCAGCACATTTTGCCGCGAGTCTTGCCTTTTTTGGCAATCCCGTCGGCGCGTTTGGAAGCGGAGCCGCCTTTGGCGAATTTTTTCGTAAACACGGGGGTGCCGCTGGACATACCGCCTTTGTTAGTCGCAGCCGAAAAAGTGGGCGTACCAACAGAAACAGGGGTCGATCTAGTTGGCCCGCTTGTAACCACGGGGGTGGTTACAGACGTCCCATACATTTTGGGAGCGGGTTTGGGAGGCGTCATGGGCATGATCTGCTCCTTAGCACTTACCGCCGCGCTTCATGCCCTTGGTCATTTTGTTGCCGGACATTTTTACTTGCGTGCCTTTGGTTTTGCCTTTTTGGGCAATACCGTCACGGCTGGGAGCAGCCGTCTTAACTTTTTGCATGGTTTTGCTCATGCCAGCGTCTACAGATTTCGTTGCCATAACGTTACCACCTTTTGAAAATTTGCGGCCCTTGTCCGCCTTGCTGAACTCTTGTCCCACGGACTGCGGGACGCCTGCTTTCTTCGCAAATGCCGGACTATGGGCCACGGCTTCCATGAAGTTGTGCTGCTTCTTACTACTGCTCGGCATCGTCTTTCTTTCGGCGGATAACCTCGGAGAAAGGCTTACCCGCAATCATTTCGACAATACGCATGCCCGTCCAGACGATCGTAAACAACGCCGCAACCGAAGGCAAAACCTCCGCAAGCGTTGCAACCGCAGTAACGACGGAAATCCCGTCGCCAACCTGCTTCATTAACTCTGCATTTTCGGGTTTCATTTCAGCAGTTCCACGCCCGCAGGCTCTTATTGATCCGCGAGTTCGGGTCTTTCTTGGCCTTCTCGCCGGTGAGCTTCTTCTTCATCCCACTCATCCTTGCGCAGAAAGAGTCGCGGCGTGAGCCGCCTTCCGGCTGGGGAGGCTTCAAGTTCATGCCCTGTTTTTTGGCAGAGGCGCGACCCTTGGCGTTCAAGCCGCCATTGGGATTCTTGCCTTCCTTGCGTTGCCATGCTGGTGACTTAGCCATAGAACGCCACCGCAGTACAAAGAGCACCAACAGTAACGACCAAGCTAGTTTCACACGTTACGCCCTCTCCGGGAAGAATGACGTAAGTGGCGTCAGCAGCCGCAATTGTGAACGTGAAAAGAGTTCTAGTACCGTCAGCGATTGCCACCGTAGAGGCGGCGGATGCGCTGTAGTACAGACCTTTCAAACGAGTACGCCCGCTATAGGCGGTAGTCGCGGTGCCAGCTGGGCAGCTTACACCTTTGACATCAGTCTGCATCATGTCTGTGCTCCTGTTAGGCGGGGGCCGAAGCCCCCGTTAGCCATTAATCCAAGTTACCGTAGGGGTACGTGGTGGCAGTGCCGATGTTGTTGTCAGGAGTGCCGTAACGCAGAGTGATGTTGAAAACACCGCCGGTCAGGCCAGACATAGACGTGCCGTTGATGACGCAAGTCACAACAACTTGAGACACGTTGGGCTGAGTGCCGCCAGTGAGAACGTCAGCGGAAGTGGCTTGCTGGTTAGCCATCTGCGTTGCAGTGAACGTAGACAGAGCAACGCGACCAACACCGCCGGTAGCGCCAGTCTGGAAGTAACTACCAGCGGTGCCGTCAAACTTGTTGGAGCAGAAGAACTGCATGTTGGACAAGCTGCCAGAAGTGAAGGTTGGGTTAGCTTGAACGTCAACCAGCAGATCGTGCAGATCAGAACCAACAGGCAAATAGAACACAACGCCGCGATAGATGACCGAGCCAGTATCAGCCGTGATAGTCTGAACGGTGGCGGGATTAGTGCCGGGGTTATAAACAACACCGGGGGTGTTGGGGATGTTGTTACTAGCCGCAAAAACACCGCTGCTGCCAGCGTAACCAGCAGTGCCGGGAGTGGTGTTAGAAAGGCTAAGTGAAATGCCTTGAACAAGTTCGGCGGTGCCGACGTTACGCAAAGCGCCAAAACGTTGATCACCAACGAGGACTGGCCCGCTAAAAGTTGAACGACTCATGATAAATCCCTATGCAAAAGTACCTCTATCGTCGTTGCATCGTCTGCTGGGGCAGTCGATAGAAGTGGTCACCCAGATGCTGGCAATATACACCAAAAAGAAAATAAAGCAACAAAAAAGGGGACCGAAGTCCCCTCTTTTCTCGCCGATCAGGTCGAACCCGGTGAGCCGTAGATGCCCAGAGGATCAGACACGCCGAACGAATAACGCTCACGAGCCTTGTAACGGACGTTGCCGGTATCAAAGTCGCCGTCCATCTTCGTATCCAGAGGCATACGCACGAAGTGCTTCAGGCCGTTAGGAACGTCGGTGGTCAGGAACCAAGCGTTGGTGTCGGTCAGATAGTGGTTCACGGTGTAACCATCAGGGATCGAACCGTTGTTCTTCAGAGCGTTGATGTCGTTGTCGGTGGTACCAACGCGCAGCTCGGTTTCAAGCAGGCGGGTAGCGACGAACATCAGGCTCGGCGGAACAATCAACTTCTTGGGCTTGGCAGCGATCAGCAGACCGCGTTCGTCCGTCCAACCAGCGATCTGAATCACGGCGTTTTCCAACGACGTTTCATTCAGGTCAACACCGGTGGAAGGACGGTTGCTGTTGGTTCCGCCGTTCACCAGGGGGTGAGCGGTAGAGAACAGCGACACGCCATCACCGTAGGTATAAGCAGAGCTGAAACCGTTGTTCAGAATCGCAGCTGCTTTCACTTGCTTGGTGTACGCCATAGCACGAGCCAGACCTTTGGTATAGCGGCTGGACAAGCTGTCATACAGGTTGTCTTCCACTGCTTCTTCCGTAATGGCGAAGCCCATAGCGATGGTTTCGTGGTTGTAGCGAGCAGTCCAAGCTTCTTGCGCGTTGTCATACGCAATTGCCTGACCTTCGTTCTTCACCGGAGCGGCGGAGAAGCCAGACAGCTTGGTTTCTTCTTCAAACGAACGCTCAGAGGTCTCGGTTTCGTAGATCTCTTTGTGTTCTTCGCCGTAGCGAGCGTACTCCAGACCAAACAGCGCGTTCAAGCCGGGGAGGAGTTCTTTCAGTAGTTGGGCACGAGAAATAGCCATTTTGAATTACTCCTATTAGGCGGTGGTAGAGCTGTAGTAGCCATGCACCAACAGGTTCAACTTGACCAGAATCTCGGGATACTGAGTGAACACAATGGTGGAAGACGCCGGGATGTCAGTACCGGCACCGAGAACGTTCGGCTGAGCGTTGATGGTCACCGAGGTGGCGCCAAGAGCAGCTGCAGCAGTAACAAACGAGCCGGTTTCAATCAACTGACCGTTAGAAGCAACGTAAGCGACGTCAGTACCGATGGGGATGGCGGAGGGCAAGCCCGTGCCAGTCAGGGTAATGGTGGTCGTAGACGAGCTACCGGTAGCCGACACAGCGATGGCGCTATCAGGCACAACACCGACGCAACGAACCGGGAGGATCGAGGTGACGGGGGTGGCGACAGGAGCCAGAACTGCGTTAGCAGAGTTGCCGGTGGAGGTGCTGCCGGTGTTGTTAATCAACGACAGGTTGGTACCAACCATAGCCAGAGCGCTGGAAGCGACGGTCGTGCCGGAAGAGCAAACCACAGCTTCAAACACAGTGTCCGGATCATCACAGACGACTGCTTGCGCATCGCCAGCCAGCGTGGAAGCGGGCCAGTATTGCGAGAAGGTCTTCTGCTTGGTCAGGGGGTTGGTATAGGAGCAGCCCAAGAACACGCCTGTGACTTGGTTGCTAGCCGTACCGGTGGACACGGAGGCGCGGGTGATGAAACCACGCGACAGAACCACGAAATCACCATAGAAGATGTTCGTGCCGTAGCCATACTGAATAGGCAGGCTGCGAGTGGAACCCGCAAACACTTGCCCACCGATCAGGTTGATCGGTCGTAGCCCGTAAGGGGCTGAGACTTGGGGATAAGCCATTTATGACTCCATTAAAAAGTTAGACGCCTTTGCCGAAAGTCACCGTGGAGTTCCGTTCTGCGAACTTCTTCATCCTCGGATCATTTTCGCGCATGAAGCTGTTGTCCACAGAGTTGATTTGGTCTTCAGCTTGTTTCTGATAGAACGCATCACGCTGCTTCGTCAGCTCTATGGGTGTCTTGCAAAGAATCAGTCCACCGACCTCAATCGCATCTTTGTACCGGGAATTCGGATCAATATACGCCTGAGCTTCGGGATGATCTGATGCCTTCACAGGTACCCAACCCTCACGAAATTTCATGGAAATGTTACGGGCGTCGGCTTGGCCCATCATAGCGGTACGGATCCAACGGAACGCATACCCCTCTTCAGGATCAATTTCGGGAAGTAGCTGAGGCTGTGTCCACGTTAGCGGCTCACGCTCTTCTTCTTTCCGTGACTCCATCTCGCGATTCAGTCTGCCTTCACTCATGACACTTTCCTTTCTTGTTCCGCGACCTTTTTGGCATAGAGTTCCAGAGGAATTCCAAGCCGCTTGGCCAATTGCACTTGTCTCGGTTCCAGCACGATTTTCTTGGGTGCAGTGCTGCGAGTCGCTGGTGCAACTACGTTTGCTTTGGGTTGGCGCTGAGAAGTGGGAGCATCAGCGGGCTCCTCGGAGGCAAATTTCTCCGGGAACACTTGGCGAATCCGTCCGTTGAGCCTCCGGTAGTACTCATCGGAAGTCGGATCAACACCATCCTCTACGACCAGCTTCTCGTGCAACGCGAGAGCAAAGCCGGTCATTTCGCGGTCTTTCCCAAACCACTCATTCTTGGCTTGCCAAGCGTGAGCGCGGGGATCAACTTGCGGTTCTCGCGTGATTTGTCGTGGTTGTACCTCAGTTTTATTCTCTTGTAAAGGGGCTGGTTTGAAGTTATTCACCTTGTCTGCCTTGATCTTGGCAGCGGTAAGTTCTTCCTGAGCCGCTACAACAGCGTCTGGGTCACCTGATTCGTAGGCGTATTTGTACTTGCGCTTGGCCTCTTCGACCTCGTTCGCAACCACTTTTTTAGCCTGTTCCAGCAGTGCGGACTGTCCCTGAGACAACGAACCCTTGAGCCGTTTGTTCTCTTCGACAACAGATTCCGCCAGCCGGAGCGCCTCTTCCCGGTCCCGCAAAGCAGACTCTTTCTCCCGTTTGGCGTCGTGGTAGCCCTTGCCCAGATGGGCCAGACGCTCCTTCAGGCGCTTGTCGGTGTACCTATTCAGCTCTTCTTCGGTGACTTCTTCGGGGGCGGGGGCGGGGGCTAGCTTGGGGTCAGGCTCTTCAGCAATGACTTCAATCTCTTCTTCGACCGCTTCTTTCGCCTTGGCCTTAGCCTCTTTTTCCTCGATCTCGTCCGGAAATTCAAACTCGACTTTATCTAGCTCAGCCATAGTTTTACTCCTTATGCTTTGGTAATACCGCGCGGATCCTGCACGACGCCCTGGACGGAGTCGTCATAGATGATGCGGAACTCTTTGCCGTGGATCTTGATGCGGGTACCGGTGTTGGGTCGGACCAACACAAAGTCACCCACCTTGCAGGAAGGCCCGTGGGGGAACTTCTTTGGGTCCTTGTACGCATCAGGACCCATCTTCACAACAAACAGCACAGGAGAAAGAATCTCTTCGTAATGAAGAGTCTGGCCAGCCTTGACAATACCACTTTCGTACTCTTCGTCAATGTCCGGTAAGACACATAGTAAGTGGAAAGTTGCAGGATCAGGGATTTGGCGTGCTTTCTCTTCAGCCGTGGCGGGAAGTACAGTGGATGTGGCACCGTCTTGGCTTACTAGGATTTCACTCATCGTCGTTTTGCTCCAAACGTTTCTCGAGGTCTGTAATGTTGGAATTGGCGCGGTCCAGACCTCGGATAAAACCGACCAATTCACGATAGGCTTCAACGTTTTGCACGTTTCCGCTCACCATCTGATTAACTGCTAGCTCCCGCAGCTCATTGTTTTGCTTTCTTAATAGATCAAATTCGGTCATTCATTACCCTTTTTTGGCTTAGCTTGGCTCTTGGGTTTTGCAGCCGTTATTTGTTTCTGATGCTCCAAGTTCTGCTTGTGCGCCTCATGCGCGTGGTGTAGTTTCTGCGCGTGGACCTGTCCGCCGTGTGCCATCTTCTGCGCGTGCTGCTGAGCTTGCATCGCTTGCTGCATCTTGGCTGCGTCAGCTTGTCCGGCTGCTGCGCCTTGTTGCTGCGCCATAGCCTGCTGAGCTTGCTGTTGCTTCATCATCATCTCTTGTTGATGGGCTTGCATCTCGCGCTGTTGCTGAGCAATCAACGCCTGCATCTCGATCTCGTGACGCTGCTGGATCATCGCCGGGTCATCCATGCCAATCTTGGCATGAATCTCTTCCGCCTTGAGCACCAGCTCGGCTTCCTTGAGCATCTTGTCGTTCTCGACTTTCTGCGCCTTGGTAGCTGCTTCCTGCTCCTTGATCTTCAGCTCTTGTATCTGCAACTGGAGCAACGGATCCTGCATCTGCTGCTGAGCCTGCTGTTGTGCCGCCTGTCCCTTGGACATCGCCAGCACTTGCTGAGAAGCCTCAGCCACCATGCGAGAGAGGTTGACCTCAACGTCCTCGGGCATCTGCTCGTCCGGTGCCGGGAGCGCAACGCCGATCTGTTTCTCGATCTTCGCGCGGTACGCGAACGCCAAGTGTTCAGCAATGTGAGCCATGATAGCTGCCTGCATCTGCTGAGCCATCGGGTTCTGGCCCATCTGCGCCATGAGAAGCGGGTCTTGCATCATTGCCGTGTGAGCAGCGATGTGCGCATCGTGATCCTGATAGATGAACGCCTTGGTCGGCTGGCCATTCAGGAACGCCATGTTCTCACTGATCGGATCGCGCGGCGTCATGTCATCCTTCATCGGGACAAGCTTTTCCGCGTTGCGAACACCAAGCACCTCGATCATCTGACGATGCAAGTACGGCAAATCATAAATCTGCGGAGCTTGGCTAGCCAACTGGATCACAGCTTGATACTGCATGATCCGCTGAGCCATCGTGCTGCTGTTGGGGTCGCTGACCGGGATCACCTCGACGATGTCGTAGTCAGCTTGCTTAGCCACAGGGTCTGCGCCCTCGGGCACATAGTCGTACTCAGCCGGGGTCAGGTCACGGATAATGTTCTTCAGGAGCTTGAACTCCTCTTTCATCGCCGCGTGCACGCGCGCCTGAACAGCGCCCATCGTCTTCAACTGACGCTCCAAGAGAGCCAGCGTCGTACCCACCGGCGCTTGGGCGCTCATGTCGCTGACGTTCATATCAGCGATGGAGCCCAGACGACGGCCTTCTTCCGTGATCTTATCCAGCAGACCTGCCAACACCTGACTCGGCTCCTTGTACGGGAGCGCCATGATGTTGTCTTTAATAGAGCCGGACGGGATGTCCACGTCACGGAACTCTCCGGGAGCGATCGGAGTGTCGTCACCCTTCACACGCAAGCCGCGTGCTTTCAATCCCCCGGGCAGGTTGGACAGCGTACCCGCATCAACCAGCTGACGGATCAGCATGGTTCCCGCACGCGCGTAGCCGCCGATGATGTGGATCAGACCCAGACCATAAGCGCCAAAGCCACGGATGTAGTCATACTGTACGAAGTGCTGACGCTTCTCATATAGAGTGTCGTCCTCGTCCCAGTTGCGGTAGATGGACAAGACCTTAGTGGTGCCCTTGTCGATGGTCACGACGTACGGACGGGCGATCCCATCCTCGTCCTCGTCACCCGGCATCTCCATCGTGACGTGCACTTCATAGATCTGATAGCGGTCATCATCAGTGATGCTGTAGCCTTGCTCGTCCGCCTTTTTCTTCTCGACGTCCGTGCTCTGCTGTGTCGGCTCGCCTAGGTCCACATCACAATAGAACCCTGCAACCTGAAGGCGCTTAATCTCGTTCTTCGTCTTGCGCATGACCTGCGTCACACGCTCCGCCGAGTTAACCCCCGACGCGCCGTAAGGGATGATGATCTCTTCGGCTGGGATGAACATGGCAACCTGACGGCCCTTGCCCGGATCGAAGTACACCTTCTTAAATGCACTGCCAGCCAAGCCTAGGTTGTACAGCATGCGCTCATGCTCGGCTCTGTACTCCGGCATCTCTTCAGTCAGGCGATAGTTCATATCATCCTGAACGCGCTTGGCCGCTTGCTCTTTCAGCTTGTCGATTGCGCCGATGATCTCAGTCTTCACGGGGCCCGCTGCGGGGAACGTCTCCATGATGGACTCTGACTGGAACCGGATCGCGGCTTCCGTCAGGATGGTGGAGTACACGCCGCACGCGCCAGTCCAAGGTTCAGTACGTTCTTCGTACTTCATCCCCAGAACTTCCAGCCCCTTGACGTACGCTTCGGTCCAGTCCTTGCGACTAGCGATGTCTGCGTCCACATCCTCGATGAGTTCGCCCGCGATCTTCATCAGCTCGGCCTCATCCATGCCCTCGGCCAAGTTGGCGTCGAACTCCTCGCTAGCTTCTTTACCGTTCGGTTCCAGCTCGATGGTCACACCATCAATGTCGATGGTCATCGACTCAGGATCTACGACCTCGATCTCAATGCCCGGATCAGACTCGTCGTCCAGAGTTGCGAGTCCCATAGGAGCCGCGTACAACGCGGGGGCCATGTTTGTAGCCATAATCTGTCCTTAATAGTACGCCTTGCGTCGGCGGCTCTTGAAGTATTGAATCTCTTCGGGTTCATCACTTGGAAGTCTGATAAACCCACCTTTGCGGAACCGCATCAGGGCTAAAGTTGTCGAGTCAACTAAGTCGTCGTTCGATCCTGACGGGAAGTCATTGCACTCCTCCATCACCTCTTTGGCCCACCTGCGGTCCGGTGCCCACACTATGCCAGAAGCGAAAAGGTCCGACACGGAGTTCACCCGCGCTATTTTGTCCTGTCCCTTACCCGGAGTAAACCCTTCACCCACGGGAAGGCCCATCCTGTTTAGCTCCTGATACAACGCCGAACCGTTGGATTTCTTCTCCACCACGAATGCGTCAGGCTCCCACTCCTTGTACTCTTCCAACACAAGTTTCTTTAGCTCCGGGAATTCCATGCGTTTCTTGATCGCGTTCAGGAGGATGATGTTGTAGTTGTTGACTTCCTCGTTATAGAACACGCCCCACGTGGTCAGCGCGTTGTAGTCAGCCCGGTTGTTGGTTTCTTGGGCGGCGTCCAGAGACATGATGATGTACTCGCAGACGGGTGGATCATCGTCTTCCCATATCTTCCACCACTCTCTTTTTAATAGAGCGCCCTCTTCCGAGACGGGGTTCTGCATGTACTGGGCCTGCCAGTACCGGGGATCCATGCCTGCTTTCTTAGATAGCAGCTCATCTAAGTCCCAGAACTCGCCCCAGAGCGGCTTGTCGTTCAAAATTGCTGGAAATTCGACGATTTCCCACTGATCCACGTCCGGTTCACGCTCCATCTGGCTCAGGATCATTCCCGTCAGGTCCAGCTTGGACCACCGCGTCATCACAATAATAATTGCACCGCCAGGCATAAGACGTTGCAGAGGGCCAGACTGAAACCACTCCCAAGCAGGAAGAAAAACATCCGGTCGCCCAGTCTTGGCTTCCTGTTCGGAGTGAGGATCATCAATAATGAATAGATCAGCACCTCGGCCAGCCAAAGCGCCACCGACACCGATTGCAAAATATTCGCCATTGAAGTTCGTCCCCCAGCGTGACGCTGATTTTGAGTCCGCCTGCAGCTCAACCTGCGGAAAAATGTCCTTGTACGCCTCAGAACCCACCAGATTTCGCACCCGACGACCGAAGTTGACCGCCAAATCCGCCGTGTGGGACGACATAATGATCTTTTTCTGCGGATATTTGCCCAAGAACCACGCCGGAGCCAGGTACGAGATCATTTCTGACTTGCCGTGACGGGGCGCGATGTTCACAATCACCCGTTTCTTCTTGCCTTGGGCGATTTCCTCAAAAATACGGGCCAATTTGCGGTGGTGAGGACCCACTTTATAGCCCGGATAGACGTGATCGATGAACGTCAGGAAGCTATCTTTGCCCAAAACTTGGGTCTTTTCGGCGTACCACTGCTTAATCTTGGGCAAAATGGCGCGTTTGGTGTCCGCATCCATGGTCGGAAGCAGGGCTTCCAGCTCTTTGACTTGCTCAAGGGTTAGTTGCATTGGGTACTTCCCGAGCTACTACGTCAATCGCGCGGCTCTTAGCTTTTTGCAGTGTTTCTAGCAGCTCCCGCTCGACTTCTTCAATCGGTTGCGTCTTATGTGTCACTTCGGTGCGGCGCTTGAACGCATCAACGCCGTCAATTTCGCCCAGCGCCTTGATAGCGGGTAGACGAATCTTTCCGTCTGGGTTATCTGTCTCAGCTAACAACTTATTGACGACGTACAGCTTCAGGTCGGCTAACTCCCGCACGATCATGTGATCGTACTGAGCAACCATCCCGGCCAGATAGGCCATTGTTTCGTTCGGGAATGTGGTCAGGTTCAGATCAGTCTTGTTCTCGACCACCTGTTTAATAACTTCAACAGCTTGACCACGATGGAACTGTGTCGGTTCGATCGGCTTGCCGGTCAGGTCTGAAAGCATCTTGAGGGTTCTGCCTCGCATCTCGACCTCTTCCATTGCGGAAAGCGGCGGCATAGCCTCCAGGGCGGAGGCTGGCAGTGGGACGTTCTCGTCCACTTCAGGAATAAAGTCATCCATAGAGGAAAGGGGTGCACTCCAAAGATGGCCGGAATATAGCACATAAGTCCAAAATTTTTATAAAAAATTTTTTCGATGGGGGGGACTTAGAAAAAGCAAGGGGGTATTTCCGCCAAAACGAGCATGCACGCACTAGCGGAATTAATCTGGAACCCGCATGGATATTGGGTTGCAGCGAAGTGCAGAGTTAAAGATGATTTTATACGTACTAAGTTATAGAGAAGTTGGGCGTCGTTTGTGCTCCGCTTAGTGTATGGAGCCGCGATGGGACCCGAGCGAGATCTTGGGGGGTGGGGATAGGGTGGGTCAGCGCCAAACCGAGAATTTTTCTCAGGGCTGGTATATAACATTATCAGACGATGCAATGATGCAGAGCATGTCGCAAAGCCAGAGTGTCGTCTATCTAGGAGAATGAAATGGCAAAGTCCATTGCAACCCAACTCTACGCAAACGCTTTGCGTGAGGCCAAAGACCGCGTAGTGCGCGCCCGTAACAGCGTGGCAGTCCTTACCACTCAGCGCAAAGCCATCGGCCGCTTGCTTCGCACGTTGTCTATGTGTGTCGACACCAACTCGCGTAGCAACTCTCTGCACATGTGGATGAGTGGTGACGAGCCCGTGTTTAGCATCAATCTGTACCATCTGGACGGGTTTAAGTCCCTGCGACTCGAATCAGTCCTATGGTTGCTCGAAGAAATCGGCACTCTTGATGAGCAAAAAGAATACGCATCGTGCCTGAACCGTGACTTCACGTACATCGTGGACGGTTACAGGGTGTTGCTGAGTGCATACGTGAAGGACGATAGTCCAACGTGTCGCAAAATTGTGATCGGCACTGAAACAGTGACGACTCCCAAGTACGCGATCCAGTGTGATTGATTAACCGGGGGGCTTTGGCCCCCCATCTAGGAGAACACCATGAAATTCAAAGCTTGGGAAGATATGAGCCCGATGGAAAAAATGTGGGCAAGCTACAGCGATCTGCATAAAGACGTGTTTGGAATGCGTCCCGACTACAGCATAGTCGATACGTGGAGCGATGAGCAAATGACCACTGAGTACAACAAGCTCTTGGAGCTGTTGGACTGACAAAAGGGGACTTCGGTCCCCTTTTTATTTGGCCATTGATACCAGTTATTTGTCGCCGCGCGCGTAGGCGCGAGTCCAGCCACGCGAGTGAGCGAGTGGGCCAAGCGAGCGAGATAGTGGTTCACGCCCCGGTGAAACGCGCAATTCCATGGCCGATCATGTATAACTTAATCAGACGACACGATGCCGTGACAATTCGGTTGCGGCGGGTTGTCGTCCCTTTGCTTATCGGAGATACTATGAGCAAAACCAAAACCCCCACGGCGCAGGCCGTGGCCGTGGCATACGATGCCACTCCCTCATCCTACAAGGATGCCGCCTACAAGGCGGTTCTCGCGGGTGAGTCGCTGAACGCGGTCGCCCGTTGGATCAACGAGAAATGCCCCACGTTTCTCGATGAAGTTCCCGCCGCCGTCAAAGACGAACTCAAAACCGGGTTCGCACTTCGTTGGCAAGAACTCAATCCCGCCGTGACCTATGACAGTCTGTCATGGGTGCCCAATGAAAAGGGTAACACCTTGGTGACGTTGGACTATTGCATGTCCTACAGTCAGCAAGCGTTCGGTCAACTCAAGACCGATCAACCGGTGTTGCATGGCATCATTGGCCCGATCCGCACCAAGTTCAGCAAGTTCGTCAGTAACAAAATGGCTGACATTACCCGCGAAGTTCGCAAGGTGCAAAACGAGGGTAAACCCCGAGAGCGTGTGCAGGCTAAGGGTTTCATGTCATACCTTAATGATACCTTTGCGGACATGAAGAAGCGTTGCAAAAATGCTCACTCCCGCAATGATGAGCAGGCCGTTGACGAAGTGAAACTTCGCGTGGCCATTGATGCCTTCTACGACAAGATCAAGTAAGTGATCACTAACCCCGCCCGATGTCGCAAGATGTCGGGCGGGGTTTCTTTTTGCCCCTAGCGGGGTTTGAGACCAGTTATGAGTCCTCGCGCGTGCTCTGGGCGCAAGCTCGCTATTTAGTGATTCAGGGGTCGGTGAAATTCCAAAATTCCAAATTGGCTGGACTAAATTGGAATTTTGGAACAAGGTTTTGGAATCTTGGAATCGGAGTAGATTATCGCGTGAGCATTGTTCTAGCGAAACGCGCCAAGTTCCACCATTTTGGAACCGAAACCCCCATTTTGGAATTTAATTCCAAAACGCAAAACCAAATTGGAACCGCGTAAGTACTTGATTTATAAGGCTTTTATGGGGTTATCCACAGGAAAATTCCAAAATTCCAAGATTTTTCGAGATGGTCAGGCCAAACGAAGTTAATCTCGTCGGCAAGGTTTGCCGCGCGGTGCATCTTTCGCACACCGCAAATTTAACAATGCTCATTTTTTAAGCAACATCTTCTTCACGGAAGCCTCTGCAAAATCGTTGGAATTTTGGAATTTTGGAATCGAGTAATACTACTACTACTACTATAAATAAATATAGATATATATCTATTACAAATTCCATGTCTTTTCACCACCCCCTGAAGTACTAAGTATTACACAGCACCATTTTTTGTGATTCCAAGATTTATTCCAGATTCCAAGCCAACTTTACAAATACCCCGTTTTTACCCCATTTTCGTCCCTTTCCCGTTCCAACGGAGTTGTGGATAAGCCCCCAATACTTCATCTAAGCAAAGCCCAAATCCATCTATCACCTCTGTTCCCCCTCCCAGAGTTTGCACAAAAGGTGTCACAGGTGTCACCACCCCCACCCCAAAATAGTTGCCCCCGACCCCTACCACCAATCGTCAAAGAATGTTATAATACAAACAGTTGGGGAAAGAACTCTCCAACAAGCCCATCGCCCTGTCGTTCCGCTGTTTAGTGGTTCACGGGGTGGTGAATTTAGTTCATTCAGTTTGATTCAGTTAGGAGTTGGTCATGAAAGCTGCATTTGTCTGGACACCTGCCATGACGCAGGATGTTGTTGTTATCCCCCATGATGCCACCGAGTGGCACAAAGCCCTGCCCCGTGTGACACGGAAGGCTCTGCGTGTCACAAAGAAACACACAACCACCAAAGCAAACAACAAAACAAGTCTTTCCACAGACACCATCGTGTCCGACTGGCTAAGCGTTCACGACCCCCTGAACGATGCCGAGTACTTGGCGCTGAACACTTGCGACCCAGACTTCTGCATGGACGAGTTCAACGATGTGGACGATGAATACGCAGGGCTCACAATCGTTGCCCCCGGCAAAGATACACGCCGTTGGCTGAAAGGGTACAACATCCTATGAGAACGTACAGAACGTACACATACGACCCAACGCAAAAGAGCGCCTTTGCAAAGATGGCTGAAGCATTCATCATCCCACCTGATCGGTCAACGCCGCGTCTACCGCTGGCTGAGTACATCGAGACGAGTGGACTGCATGGGATGGCTAAGAATGCGGGGGCATACGAGAAGTCATCCTTGGATATGCACAACCACTATTACGCCAAGTGGGTGTTCCCCAACGGGCGGGAGGTGACCGCTATCAGTGGGCAGTTGTTCCACTGCGACCCCGAGCGCCCATACGAGGTGTGGCTACGCTCAACGGACAGCGAGCCGATAGGGTGGCAGACAGACGAGGACTTGATGAAGTTACTGATTCAGGAGATGCTGAAATGACATTGGAAGAACTGTCGAGCATTAAGAAGATGCTTGTTGACCTGCGCTTCATACAGGCGTCCGCGCTTGTGGCAAGTGGACTGAGCGAAACCAAGGAGTCTCGGGCGTATATGCGGAACATCACTCGGCTGGAGAAAGTCTTACACGAAGCCATACACAAGGAGTTAATCAAGTGAACCCGAAAGGCGACAACCCAGAGTTGCTGAACCAAGACTTGTCTCAGCCATTGTTCCGGTGGTTCCTGTCGCGCATTGGTTGGAAGCGCACATTGACCGAGATGACCCGTGAGAAAACAGAAAGGAAAAACAGTATGAACCTAGAGATCCAGATCCTTGTTAGGGATGTGTATGGACAGCGCAAGTTCTATCCGAAGTGTGACAAGTCCAAGGTGTTTGCGTCCATCGCAGGCACGACAACGCTGACCGAAGCAACCCTAAAAAACATTGTCCAACTGGGGTACGAGGTGAGAGTTGTACAAGAACCTGTACAGATTCAGGGGGTGCTGAAGTGACATTCAGGGAAGCATACGAGAAGTTCAGGTCAATCGTGGCGAAGCGCGATGAGGCAGACCGCAAGCTGATTGAGTTGATGGGTCACAAAGACTTCAAGACAGATGTGCAGATGGATGATGTGCACAAGATCAACGAGGCAATGGCTGAGTACCACGAACGGATGTGCGAGGTCGTGACTGCGCTCCGTGAGAAGTACCCCACCAATCAGATAGGCATACCTGTGCCTTGGGCACGACCCGAGTACGACAAGTATCAACGGCATTCCGAGGCAACAGGGGAGGAACAAAATAGTTAGGGTAACCCCCTATGTTTATTTGTAAAGTTGTGATATAATTGAATCTGAGTCGGGGAATTACCTGCTCAACAGTTGTATTTAGTCATTCACCAGTCAATGAAATGGAGTCAGTCATGGGACGTATGAAATCAGTCTATGAGGCAATCCTCAAAGCACAGCAGGATGCAATCCTGCCCACCCCTCAGATCAAGCCCCCGCAGGTGTACGTCATGACCTGCAACGGCAAGCCCGTTGCGGCTTACGTTGACAAGCAGACCGCCGAGTTCGAGATGCACCTCTGCATCCAAGGCGACGAGTACGAACTTGGTCAGCACAACACTTACGCCATCATCCCCCTCGACCTCGCCACACATCGGGTCTGACATGAAGCAATACGCTACCTGCGTGGAGTGCGGCGAGCCGTACTCTATTCGTCGCGCGGCTATGGGGTACAAGCTGTGTCTATTGTGCGGGGAGACTCACGCACGACAGCAACGCCACACCATAGCCCCGATGCACAAGAGCAACTATGTGCTCATCACGAACCGCGCTGACCTGCGCGGCATCAACAGTAAATACCAACCCACCACCCTCTGAAGGAGTAATCATGAACCTTGACGCACCAAAGCATCTCATCAACCTGTCATCGAGCGCGATGATTGTGACTGTGACCACGCACGTCTGGACTGCGACTCGCCAAGAAAAGTCTCTATCCAACGAGATCACGACGGCGAAGCGCGCGAGCGCAGACTCAGCCAAGGTCACGCAGAACCTGCTCGCAGGTAACCCGGAACATAAGGCGTTGCTCAATTACAGGCAGACGGTCTATAACTGGCTTCAGCGTCTGACGTACGATTGGGCGGGGGACGCACGTCTGGTTCCAACGCACATCATCGAGCGATTCATGAAAGAACTGAGCGAGCACAAGGTGCAATTCGGTTCCCTGCTAGATAACTTCATGGGAAGGTATCAGTCCATCGTCAGCGATGCGGCGTTCAAGCAAGGCGATATGTTTGATCGTTCAGCATACCCTGAACCACAAATTGTCCGCAACAAGTTTTACATCGAGGAGTTCGTGAGCCGCGTCCCCGAGGGCGACTTCCGCAACGCTGTGTTCAACGAGACAGCCGAGCAACTGAAGCAACACTACGAGCGACAAGCCCAGAACATCATCGACCGAGTGATGGAGGATGCGGCTGAACGTCTAGTAGCGAGTGCGGTTCGCATAAGCAACGCTTGCACCGAGCCTGAGATGAACGAGGATGATGGCAAGACCAAGCGCCGCAAGATTTACGAGACAACGCTCACGCAGGCCGTAGAGATTTGCGACACGCTCAAGAACTTCAACATTACAAACAACCCTGAACTGGAGGACGCACGTCAACAACTGGAGCAAGCAATCGCAGGTGTGAACATCGAAGACCTGCGCGAGAGCGCGTTCAAACGAGCGCAAGTCAAGGACAGCGTGGATGACATGC